GCAGATTCCGCATCAGTTCGAGCAATAATTACAGTATTAGTATAAGCTACATCAGATGCTAACCTCGCAGCATTTAGATTTCTGATTGCTTGAGAGGTTGGTATAAGTACCTTACCTCCTAAATGCCCACACTTCTTCTCTGAAGCAAGTTGATCTTCAAAATGAACCCCAGCCGCCCCTGCCTCAATTAAGTGTCTTGCTAACTCATATGAGTTAAGAACTCCACCAAACCCAGCTTCTGCATCTGCTACAATAGGAGCGAATGGAAAGCCGTGCATGTTTCCTTTAAGGAACTCAATCTGATCTTGTCTGCGAAAGGCATTGTTAATATTCCTAACTACATTAGGCACGGAACTTACAGAGTATAAACTCTGGTCTGGATAGACCTCCATGTCTGTATTTGCAGCCGCAGCTACTTGCCAACCAGACAAGTAAATAGCCTTGAGTCCTGCCTTTACATGCTGAACTGCTTGTTGTCCGTTATATGCCCCAAAAGTATTAACATACTCATCTTCTTCTAGGTACATTCGTAGCTTTCTGGCCCCCATAGTGGCCATAGAGTGACTAATTATTTTTGAACCTCTCAACTTATTAGCTAAGCTAAGAGGGTAGCTTCTTTTACTACCCATATTCTCTCCATTTAGTGACTAAAGTAGGGGCCCAATCAATAATACTAGAAACTACTATATCTTCATAAGTTTTAGTATCTACTCTATAGACTGCTATTTTGTCAGATGTATGTTGTTGTTTTATTCCTATGTGTTGTAGTGTAGCTGGTATTTCGATTTCCTTGCCAGAATTAACACTAACAAACCGTATATGTATTATCCCTATAGACAAAGCCTTCAATAGCTCTTCCATTTTTCTCCCATACAGGTACTAAAGATCCCCTTCAGCCCTGTTCTCGCTTCTAAACACTTCAAATCCGTTAGGATACCGTGCTTCTAGCTTATTTATATTCTCTTCTACTATCTCTTCTAAATCATATCCTAACGCAGTACATGCGTTAGCAAGATACCACATTATGTCTCCTAACTCTCTTTTCATATGAAATCTAACCTTTTCATCATACGGTTTACCTTGAAAGATAACTTTTTTAATGAGTTCGTTAAATTCACCTGTTTCGCTGGAAAGTCCTATACCTGCTGTAATCAATAGCGGGGCTACAAACCCCAAATCGGTATCTCCTCCAGCCTCTTCGTATGCTGCCGCATCCCATACATGATTCTTTCTCAAAGAAGTGTCAAAATCAGTGTAAAATCTTGATTCCTTACTTGTAGTGCTAGTAACAAACTCTTGATACTGTTTTAAATTTATCATATTCCGTGTATCCCATATAAATTATGTTGTATTTCATACATTGCTCCTTGATAGGTAGAGTATCCTATAATACCTAACACAAGTAGTGTTAGAGCTATGTTTCTAATTTTTTTCATTTTTATCCTTAAACTGCTGCAACTATTTCAGGAAAGTGTGTTCCTAAAATATCCCAGCATTTTTCCGCTATTTCAGCGTGTTCCTTTTGGGTTCCATTACCCATTCTCAATTGACAGTAATGAATCCATGATCTTAAACTGCCCGCCATATATAAAGTAGTATTAGTTAAACCTTCAGGCAACAAAGCTCTAGCCTGTTCTTTAGCTATACCTTTATTAAGAGCCATTTCATAAGCATCTTTTGCTTTATTTAAAACATCGCCCTGCAGCCCAGAAAAAATTCTTTGAGCTTCATTCTGTTTTTCGGTATCGTCAAAAACCATAGATAGTTGCCTATTCTTTGGATGCTGTATTCTAGCTTCTCTACCTGGGTATCCAACAAATTCATTACTAACTGCATATCTTTGAGAAAACTCTTGGAATGCAAACGACCTATGTCTTAAGATTTGCCTAGAGATGTCTCTAGTAGTGTTAATTTCCATAACGATATGAACCATCTCAAATGGTGACCAGTGATTTTCTTTAATTAAATATTTTAGCAATTTAGGAGCTGTTTTAGTATTGCTCTGATTAGCAGGATTGCTTACTCTTGCCGCAAATGCAACCAGCTCTCCAGCAGTATGACAATCCGTATATGCAGAAGGCTTAGTTATCCCTATTAAATTTACCATCTATATTTCCTTTTTTTATTTGTGTATATTATATACCCTTGAGAAATGTATGTCAAGAACTTTTTTTGCCAAGAAGTGCACGGAAAAATAAATCTTGACAAAAAATGCTATAGGGTGTATAATATATGTTAGAAATCGTACCAGAATAATCTGTGCTTTTTCTAATAAACACTTAAAAACACAATAGCGCTTCCGAAAGGGGCATGTTAATCTACTGAAAGGAGATAAACTATGAATAAAATAGATTTTGAAAAATTGTTTGTCGGGTTTGACAACCTATGTAACTCACCACACTTCGCTAATACTGCCGGTCTACCAGAGTATCCCAGATATAATATCTTGAAAACTGAAAACGGTTATCAAGTTCAAGTTGCCACACCGGGATGGAATAAAGAACAGATTGAAGTAAAACTCTTTAAAAATAACCTTACTATAAAGGGCACTAAAAAGAGTGATACAGAGAGCAACTGGATACATAAAGGAATATCTGGAAAGTCTTTTGAAAAGTCTTTTCGGTTAGACGCAGGATTAGAAGTAGCCTCCGGAGCTATGGAAAATGGTATGTTATATGTGAATCTGGAGTATTCGCCCGCTAGTAAGCCTAAAGTAATACCCTTAACAGGTACTATTATTTAGGAGATAAAATGAGAAACTGGGACACATATAAAGAGGTAATGCTTGCCGTAGGCACATTAACCTTAGCAGTAATATGCCCTATCCTTTACGCAACTTCAGCATATTTGACATAAATGAAAATATCAAAAAACTTTACGTTAAAGGAATTTGAAAAAAGCCAGGCCGCTCTGCGGCTTGGCATCTCAAATTCTATCCCCCAAGAACTTATCCCTTCAATTACTGCGCTCGCAACTAATGTGCTACAGCCTGTTCGTGATGCTTTTGGTCCCGTAATTATTACGAGTGGCTATAGAAGCCCCGAATTAAACACGGCTATTGGTGGTTCTATTAAATCGCAACATTCTAAAGCAGAGGCAGCAGATTTTGAAGTAATAGGTTTTTCTAACCTAGAAGTAGCTGAATGGTTGTTCACTAAAAATTTCGATCAATTAATACTTGAATTTTATGAGCCTGGAGATCCTAACTCTGGATGGATTCATGTAAGCTATTCGGAGACTAATAGAAATGAAGCTCTTACAGCATATAAAGAAAACGGTAGAACAGTATATAAACGAGGTCTTGGTACGTAATATAGTATACTTTCTAGGGGTTCTTTTTCTAGGGCCAATAGTATTAATAATTATAAGCGGCTGTATTTACGCCGTAGGCTTGTATTATTTCGGGGAAAAGATAGTACAAGAGTTAAGGAAGTAGTATGTCTATTCTATCAGCATTAATAGGGCCAGTAACGGGGTTGCTGGACAAGGTAATACCAGATAAAGATTTGAAAAATAAATTAGCGCATGAGATAGCTACTTTAGCCCAAAACCAAATACACGAAGAAATGAAAGGGCAGATGGAAGTTAATAAAGTAGAGGCCGCCCATAAGTCTTTATTTGTAGCTGGCTGGAGACCCGCAATAGGGTGGGTATGCGCTTTAGGAATGTTCTCTAATTTCCTTTTAGTGCCTTTCTTAAATTTTGGATTAGCTCTAGCAGGCTTGGACATAATAGTTCCTATGGTGGATTTGCAAACTATGATGCCTGTATTGATGGGTATGTTAGGATTAGGTGCAATGAGATCATATGAAAAAGTAAGTGGTGTTTCCAGAGAAAAATGATAAGTCAGAAAATTACTCTAAGATACAGGAATAAGCCTGCTATTTTATTTGCTACAGGTCCCTCACTTACGGAGGAGGTGGTAGAAACTATAAGACCTTATAAAGATAAGTTTGTAATGTTCGGGTGTAATGATTCATATAAAATAGTGGACTATTTAAACGAACATTATGGGTGTGATACTAAATGGTGGAGACAAAACGGAAAAGACTTTAGAGAAAAGTATGCTAATCTATCCTCATGGACTCAATGCCGTACCTCTGCTCAAGAATATGGTTTAAAGTTTATTAGTGGAAAACATTTAGGCGGTTTTAGCTTAAGCTCTACTCTAATACACTTTGGCAGCAATAGTGGATACCAATTAATGAATTTAGCTTTTTTAATGGGCGTTTCAAAAATGATATTAGTAGGTTATAATATGCAGCATGTAAAAAAACAAACCCATTTTTTTGGGAACCATGAAGGGGGACTTAATAATAACAGTCCTTACAATAAATTTATAAAAAATTATAAAAGTATTCAAAAAGAAATAAAAGAATTAGTGGTTAACTGTACCCCCGATAGTAATTTAAATACTTTTAGAAAAAATGATTTAAAAGAGGAATTAAATGCTTAGAATTTTTATAGGAACTTCTTCCAATGGAGAGGACGACGTAGCCGAAAAAACTTTGGAATATTCTTTAAGGAAACACTCCAGCGAAGAATTAGATATAGTTTATATGAGAAATCGTTCGGACGGTTTTATGGGTAAATTTAATTCTAAGGGCTGGGCCACTCCTTTTACTAATCTAAGGTGGGCTATTCCGGAATATTGTAATTTTAGTGGAAGAGCTATGTATATGGATGTAGATATGTTGAACTTAAAAGACATATCTATATTATATAATATGGATTTAAAAGGAAAACCCTTTGCATCCAGAGCAAACAGGCTTTGTGTAATGGTAATGGATTGCGAAAAAATGAAAGAAATATTAGTCCCTGTTTCGCATATTAAAACTACTCCTAATTATGGTTCGCAAATATATTGGGGAGCACTAAAATTAGCAGAACCTTTTGATCCTAGATGGAATTGTTTAGATGGCGAAAAATATGATATAATGGATATTTGGCATCTACACTTTACTAAAATGCCTACTCAACCGTGGAAACCTGCTTGGTTTAAAGGAACAACAAGACCCCATAGTAGACCTGAATTAGTAGGTTTGTGGAAGTCCTATAGAAATCTGGCATTAGCTCAGTAAAAACATTATGATAATAACTAAAGAATTAAAAATTTTTAACGAGGACACGGGATATACTCCTCATGAGCATATTCTTGATTTTATAGACCCTTCTATATTTGAGGAGCTATTAAAAAGTTTTCCTAGTGATTCTTTATTTTTTGATGAATTTCCTGAGACAAGGAAACTAAATCAAAGGCCCCACAAAAGAAGGTTTATGTGTTATTATGAAACTTCCATATATTCTTATTTCAAGAAATATCTAGTGTTTTTTAAAGAGTTGCCTAAACTGTGGCAAGAGCTGAGTAATATATTAATGCATGGGAAGGAATATAAAGAATGGATATGTGAGACATTTAAAATTTCAAGTTATAATACTAGGCTAGACTGGCATAGAACCTCTAATGGTTTGGATGTTTCCCCACATATAGACAGTGAGGGTAAAGAGGGTTCACATTTATTTTATTTTATGCCAAGAGGTTGGAAGGAAGAGTATGGGGGTAGAACAACTTTTTATAAAGAGAAAACTACCCCTAAGATGAACCCTGAACCCTATAATTTTAAAAAAAATATTTCCTATCCTGTAATAGGGAACCGTTCTCTTTTATTTAAAAACTCAAAAGAAGGCTGGCACGGAGTCACACAAGTTGATAATAATGTAGGGCTGCATAGACAGCTATTTAATGTGGTAATACTAAAGGGTTAAAGATGAAGGAAGGAAAAACAGAGATTCTATTTTTTAACAAAGTAGATTGGACTATAGAATATACGGAAATAGACATAGGTAGTGGGCAAAAAATTAAATTAAAGAAAGACGATACTAATAGAGTTATTTCTAAAAGAATCAAAAGCTATTTTACCAAGGAGCCTAAAACTCTGGAATGGATTAATTCCTTTGATAATAATTCTACGTTAGTTGATGTAGGTGCCAATATAGGAGTTTATTCTATATACGCAGGAGCTAAAGGGCATAATGTAATATCCTACGAGCCACACGCACAGAATTTTTCAGAATTAATATTAAATATTTATCTTAATAATTTAGGTTCTAAAATTAAAGCATATCCTTTCGCACTAATGGATAAAGATAGTATAGGAGACTTGAGTGTTTTATCTATAGTACCAGGACAATCGCACAATAACTATAACATGGATGATACTAGCTTTAGTCATGGAGTTTTCTCCTGCCGGTTGGATACTTTAAAGCTACCCTCAGTAGATCATATAAAAGTAGATGTAGACGGCTTAGAGGAAAAAGTCTTAACAGGTATGCTAAATACTATCAAACAAAGTAAAAGTATTTTAATAGAGGTAACAGACAAAAAACAATTAGAGCCTATATTAGACTTAGGTTTTAAAATTAATACTGATATGACCTATAAGTTAAGTAAAAAAGAAACCAACTATGTATGTGTGAATAGCTCGTGGTAAATAATGTTTTAATAGTAGGGCACGGGCCTAGTGCAAAAGTTTCTAAGAAAGGAAACCTTATAAATTCTTTTGATTTTGTAGTTAGACAAAAACAAAAAGGATTAGCTTTGATGATATCCTCACCAGAGTACTTCGGAACTAAAACTGATGCGGTTTGTGGTTCTATAGGGCAGTATCCCTTGATAAAGTATAAAAATGCAGAAAGGTGGATTTTTGTAGACTCAAGATATGAGTCCGTAAATACAGATAAGTATACGGACTGCATTATAGATAAACCTTTTTGTAATAAGTGGAATGAAATGTATAGGGGGCTTAGGACTAGATATGAAAAGCCCGACACAAGAATTAAAAGGTATAGTAGCTCTGACGATTTAGGACACAAACATGTATCTTCTGGGTTTCATACTCTTCTCTATGCTTGTAAATTTTTAAATCCTAATGTAGTTTCTTTGATAGGATATGATAGTCTTTCTACGGGAGAGTTTACTTGGTCTTTAATAAGGGGAATCGATTGGGATAAATACCCGGACCATAGATGGGACATAGAGTATTCTATGTTAGATATAGTAAAAGATACTTTTAACGTAACCCTGGAGTTTTTATGAATAGATACAATGAATTATTAAAATTAGTTAGATTAGAAAAACCTAAGAATATTTTGGAAGTAGGTACTTGGAATGGTAATAGAGCTATAGAGCTTTGTCAGTTTGGGGCTTCTTATACGGGATTCGATTTATTCGAAGAAGCAACTTCAGAGCTAGACGTATTAGAGAAAAACGTAAAAAACCATAATAGTTTAAAAGCTGTTAGACAAAAATTGAAAAGGGCTGGTATTAAAGCCTCTTTAGTAAAAGGAAATACTAATGAATCTCTCCCCGAGTTTGTCGCTAGTAGTAGTGAAAAATTTGATTTTGCTTTTATAGACGGTGGGCACTCTGTAGACACCATTAGAAACGACTGGGAAAATGTAAAACAACTCATGTACACAGGAGCTTTAGTAGTTTTTGATGATTATTATGAAAATTGCTACGATTTGGATACTTGGGGAGCAAATAGTGTTATAGAAAATTTAAATTATACTCTGGGCGATAGTATAGACCCAGTAATTACCGGAGAGAGGGTGAGATTAGCCCTAGTTAGGGTGTGAATAATCTAAATGTTTATATAGGATACGATAAACGAGAACACATTGCGTATGAGGTATCCAAAGCTTCCATAGAGAAATATAGTGGGGTAAAAGTAGAAGCAATAGTTAAAAGTAGATGGGCAGATTTTAAGTATAAAGATGTAAAGTCCTCTTCTTCAGAATTTACTATGACTAGATTTCTTACTCCTTACATAAATAATTTTACAGGATTTGCTTTATTTATAGATTGTGATACGTTAATACAAACCTCTATAGAAAAGATATTAGAAGAAGCAGATTTAAATTGTGCGGTAAATTGTGTTCAACACGATTATATTCCTAAAACTTCTATAAAAATGGATAATAAAACACAACATGTTTATCCTAGAAAGAACTGGTCCTCTGTTATGTTATTCAACTGCCAACACCCTTTGGTAGTGAATAATTTAAGTTATACTAAAGTAGTAGAAGCAACTCCCAAATACCTCCATAGAATGGAGTGGGCAAAAGAAAGTATTGGGTCCCTTCACCATACTTGGAACTATTTAGCGGGCTACTATGACGATATAGAGAAGCCCAATATTATTCATTATACAGATGGAGGACCTTGGTTCGATAATTATAAAAACTGCACCTTTGCAGACGAATGGAGAAAAGAGTTTGAAAGCGTTAATAACAGGAATAACAGGACAGGATGGAGCTTACTTAGCTAAATCTCTCCTATCCAAAGGATATGAAGTACACGGGTTTATACCGAGAAGAGTGAACCATAGTTTAGAAAACTTAGAATACTTTTCCTTACTGGATAAAATAAAATTTGCTTTCGGGGATCTTACAGACCCAAGCAGTATAAATAATGCTATAAAACAAATTCGTCCGGATGAAATCTATAATTTAGGAGCTATGAGTTTTGTAGGTTTAAGTTGGGATCAGCCTTTTTATACTAGTCAAGTAAATGGATTCGGATGTTTGCATTTATTAGAAGCTATAAAAAATTTTTCCCCTAACACCAAAATGTATCAAGCGAGCACTTCAGAAATGTTTGGAAATAACTGGGAGGAAGATTACACGCAAAGAGAAACTACTAGTTTCAGGCCGAGATCCCCTTATGGAACTTCAAAAACTTTTGCCCATCAAAGCTGCGTAAATTATAGGGAAAGTTACGGTATTTTTGTTTCTTGCGGTATTTTATTTAACCATGAAAGCCCTTTAAGAGGAAAAGAGTTCGTTACAAGAAAAGTAACCGATTCTGTCGCAAGAATTAAAAAGGGACTACAAAAAACCATATCTTTAGGAAATTTAGATGCTAAAAGAGACTGGGGATTTGCAGGAGATTACGTTGAGTCAATGTGGAAAATGCTTCAACATAAAGATCCAGATGATTTTGTAGTTTCAACAAATATTGTTTGGTCAATAAAAGATTTAGTGAGAATGGCTTGTGAAGAGGCAGGAATTAATAATTGGGAAGAAATAATTACTATAAACCCTGAATTTATGCGACCTGCGGAAGTACCTTATTTAAAAGGAGATTATTCAAAAGCTAAAAATATTTTAGGGTGGGAACCCGCGGTTAGTTTTCCTGAACTAATTTCTATAATGGTTTCAGAGGATTTAAAAAGATATGGATAGGTTTATAGTTACATCGTTTAACACAAAATTATATAATAGTTATGCTTATAGATTTATAGAGACTTATAAAAAATATGAAATACCTTGTAAATTAATTATATACTCTGAAGGTTCTTTACCGGACGAAATAACAAATAATTTTACAGTAATTAATTTATTAAATGAGGTTCCCGAAGCCAAAGAATTTATCTATAGAAATAGAAATAGACCTAAAGGGGGCAATCCGGTTTTTGACTCTGTTAGATTTTGTTACAAAGTGTTCGCTCAATGCCATGCCAGCCAATTTATAAAAGGTAGAATGCATTGGATGGATGCTGACTGTGTGTTTAGAAAACATACCCCCCTATCTTGGTGGGAAGAAACACTAGAAGATTGTTTTGTTTCTTTTTATGGTAGAAAGGGTTTTTATACAGAGTGTGGTTTTATGTCTTATAACACAGAGAAAGATTGCTCTAATAAATTTTTCAGTACTTTTAAAAATTATTATACTTCTGATAGCTTATATAAATTAAAAGGTCATTCAGATTGCCATGCTTTTGATGATAGCAGGCGCTGTTTAAAGGGGTATAAAGATTATTCTGAAAAAGTTTTAGGGAAATACACCGGAAAGTTACATGTAATGGCAGAAGATAAATTCATAGCACCTTACATAGATCATTGTAAAGGAAATAGAAAGATAAAAGGTGCTTCTAAAGAATTAATAATTTAGTATGGGAAGAGATTATGAAACAAGGTAAGATATGGGGCAATACAGAATTAATAGAGTCTAATAATTCTTTGGAGTTTCATCGGATAGAGTTTAAAAAGAATGTTTGCTGTTCAGAACATTATCATCAAACTAAAAATAATGGGTTCTTTATTGAATCAGGTATTATGCTTGTAAAAGTATGGCCAAATAAACGCGACCCTGTTACCAAAGAAGATATTTTAAAGATGAAGGCAGGAATACGTTATGATAAAACTGTTTTACATGCTGGAGATTATATGAAGGTTCCTGCCGGAGTATGGCATCAGTTTGTTGGAGTGGAAGATGGAGTAGCGTTTGAGCTTTATTGGTCCGATTTTGATAAAGAAGATATTGTAAGAAGGGTAGAAGGGCATCGTATAGAGACTCCTGCCACTGAATCTCATCAATTAGATGACTTAAATTATGAGGAAGATTAAATGACAAAACATAAAGGGACATATTGGGATCACGTAACCAGAACATTTTTAACTTGGGAAGAGTTTATGGCAAGAAAACACCCTAAAGTAGCTGGAACATACCAAGAAGAAATTGAAAAAAGAAAAAAAGTGGTAAAAAAGTGATAGAAATATGGGGAAAACCCGCATGTGGCTTTTGCACTTCGGCAAAAAACTTATGCGAAGAATTGGATTTTCAATATCGGTATCTTCAATTAGATGAAGATTATACTATGGAAGAGCTGTGGGAACAAGTACCCGGCTTTAAAACCTTCCCACAAATCTTTGTAGACGGAGTATCCGTAGGAGGATATAGAGAATTTGGAACTTGGGTGGATGAACTAACACATGGAACTTAGAAAATTTAAAAACGCTCATTTATGGGCAAGAAATATAGGAGAACTATATGCCAACATCAATACCCTACGACCCTAGTCTTGTACTGGGAAATATCGTAGACCCTAAAAAAATAACTGCTCTTGAAGCTGTGGACGCTGCCCAACAGCCTATCAACATTGCTCAAGAAAAGTTAAATGCTTTAATTCTCTCTAAGCGAAGTCTTGATATGACTGTTCAGGAAATGATACAGATGCAAGTAGATGCCGCTGATATGGAGAAATTAACCGCGCAAGTAGATAAAACAAAAACAGAAATGGCAAAAGCAGCAGTTGAATATGCAGCTACTACCGCTGCACAGCAAGATGTTATTCAGAAAGCTAAAGAATCATCCTCAAAAATAATCTCCGAGGAAGTAGAGTCTCCTATAGATTGGAATAAATCCGCTATAAAAAAGATGGATCTATCTTCAGACTCGATGGTTATGGATGCACAATACTTTAGATATGAGTCTGAAGCGGATGGAAATGAGTCTCATTCTAATGCAATTGCAACCTACGTATCGGGACAAGTATCCTCTATCTTCGGACCTACTTACGGAGCCAAAGCAGGAGCTTCATCTAAAAATGCAGCATTGTCTCAAACATCAAAACACGAGTTACAGGGAACGCTAGTAATTACCGCTAACTGCACTCATAAAGCTACAGACATGGTAGCTCCTTTTGTTATGGACCCCGAGAAAGCTATCAGAGCTTGGAATGTTTATAATTCAGGATCAACTATAGAAACTACCGATGAGGGTCTTGCAAAATCTTTAGCAGACGATAAAGCTAAAATGTTTTTACTGTCGGGACAAACTCACGGCTCTTCCTTTGTAGGTATGGTTCACTTACTTAAAACAGAAAAAACTTCATCTCATCAATCAAGTTCTTCAACTTCTTTTGATATGGAAGCTTCTTTCGAGGAAAACTGCTGGTTAGCATCTTCTCAAGGTAAGTTTGGAGTTGATGGTTCTTTTGCTGATTCAATCAAAGAAATGCTATCTTCTTCTAATGTTCAAGCGCATGCCTCTGTAATTACGATGGGTATCATCCCTACTATTAAGTCTAATGAAATTGCCACCTCTGTTTCAACACTTCAGCCTAAGGCTAAAGATGTTATGAGTCAATTAGCCGCTATTCAAGGAGCTACAGATGATGGCGTAAACAACATGGCTAGTAAAGCTGCTGGTGCAAGAACTGGGCAAAGCTTCATGGAACTCAATAATGGCTATGTTTCAGGAGTAGTATCTAACTTAGGTAAGATAGATACCGCTAATAATAAAGTTATTGACACTAATTCTCTTATGACAGCTTTTGATGACTATGTTCAAAAGGCTATTAAAGGGGATTGTGGAGTTCCTATTAACTTCTTTCTCAAACCTATTACAGCTAAACAGCTGGCTTCTGCTTATCTAGCTAAGTTTTCTCCGATGAAGTACTGGCAGTTAAGTTCTGGTGATGATGAATCTAAAGCTACGGAGAACGCTTCTTAATGAATCTAACTCCTTTGAAAGATTTAACAGATCAACAACAGTATGATGAAATGAGTAAAGTGTTCAAATATCTACCAAACTATGAACACCATCCGATACAGTTTGCCTGGCACGTAAGACTTTATGAGTTTTACCGTGCTAGGGAAGCTAGATACGGAAAGTCGTTGCAAGGATGATAAACGTATTAAATCTTTATGCAGGACTTGGAGGCAACAGAAAATTGTGGGAAGATGTAGCTGTTGTAGCTATTGAATCTGATCCTAAAATTGCTGCTGTATATGAAAAATTACATCCCAAAGATGATATGTTCATAGAAGATGCACACGCATTATTATTGGATGTATATGATCAGTTTGATTTCATCTGGAGTAGTCCTCCGTGTCAAACACATAGTAAAATGGCTAGAGCTAATACAAGAACAAGCCCTAAATATCCTGAAATGGATTTATATCAACAAATTATATTTCTGAAAACATATTATAAAGGATATTGGGTAGTAGAAAATGTAAAACCTTATTACGAACCTTTAATACCTCCCACTAAAGTTATAGGAAGGCATTGTTTTTGGGCAAATTTTGATATTGAAGCTGAAGATGTAGCACGACCTAATAACTTTATAAACGTACAAAACTTAAAGGGCAAGAAAATGCTACAAGATTGGCTAGGTATTCATTTCGAGGAAAAGCTATATTATGGCACAAACCATGATCCTTGTCAAGTTCTACGCAACTGTGTTCATCCACAGTTAGGAAAACAAATTTTTGATTCTTATAGGAAAATATTATGAAAGATATAAGAGGTTGATAAATGTATGTGCGGAATTAATGGACTAATTGGAAATCATTCTCCAGATATAATTAAAAAAATGAATGAAGTTACCAAGAGGCGAGGGCCTGATGGATCATATTGTTATACTGACGAAAATATTTCCTTAGGACACAATCTTCTTTCTGTAATGTCGAAAGAACCCGTTATACAGCCTTTTCATTTTAATAATGGCATTTTAGTATTTAATGGGGCAATATTTAATTTTAGAGAGCTTGGCTATGAAGGGGACAGTGATACAGAAGTATTAGCAAGAGGTATAGACGCAGAAGGCAAAGATTTTTTACTTAAATGTCGAGGTATGTGGGCCTTTGCTTGGTATAAGAACAAGAAACTTCTTCTGTCTAGAGATCATTTTGGCGTTAAGCCTTTATACTATTCCCGATCTGGTAATTCAATTGCTCAGTTTTCATCAAGTATTATGGCGTTGAATTCTGACCGAAAGTTAAATGTTTTTGCTTTTTCTTTGTTTCGGCACTTTGGGCATGTTCCTGGGTACTTAACTCTTTTCAAAGACTGTTATAAATTAGTACCAGGAGAAGTAATAGAACTAGATATAGAAAAGGAAAAGATTACTACTGACAACCTATGGAAAGACTATGACTTTACTCCTGACCAGAAGTATGATCCCAAGGAATGGCTCAATAGGCTTGAAAAAGCTATTGTAGAATCAAAAATTGGGTATAGAAAACGGGGTGTATTGCTATCCGGAGGATTAGATTCAACTTCTATAGGGCATTATTTAGGAGAGAAAAATACCTTTACAACTAGATACACAGATACCGATGAAAGGGGTAGATACAACAATGACGCCAATATAGCTAAACAGTTTGCTAAAGATTATCAATTTAATCACACAGAAATAGAAATCAATCCTGAAAACTTTGTAGATTCTATTGATTATTCTCTTGAAGCGCTAGAGTTAGTTTTAGCTAATAGATCCAACCCTTCTTACTGGTATGTTAATAAACAATTAAAAAAGGCAGGAACTGTTGTAGTATATAGTGGGGATGGAGGAGATGAAATGTACTGCGGGTATGGAAATCACAACCAATATGGCAATCATACTGAACCTTTTCGTGATTATTTTCGTGTATGGGCTTGGCTTTCAAAGAAACGGTTGAGACTAGTTAAAGGAGAAGAATTATCAGAAAATAAGTTCGTAGAGTATATGGCATCTTGGTTCCCTACTAATCCTTGGAGAGAGGACCATGCTAATAATTGTTTATTTATAGAAATGATTACTAGAGTAAGTGAGGATTTTTTAACAAGAAATGACAAGTTAGGTTCCTACTTCGGCATGGAAAGTAGGTTTCCCTTATTAAACCAAGAATGGTATAGGTATAATATGAAAATACCCTCCTCTATTAAATTAAAAAAAGGCGCTACGGAAAAATACCTTCCTAGTAGTGGGTTGAGCTCCGTATTGCCTGATTATGTGATTAATAAGCCTAAAACTGGTTGGTCGATTCCAGAGGGGGATTGGAGAAAAAAACACAGTATTTTAAGGGGAAAAATGTTAAAAATGATAAAGGATCCTACTAATAACGAACTAGATAATTTAGTATATTGGGGAGAGGCTAAAAATAATTTTAAAACCTTTTGGCCTGCTGCTTTTCTTAAAAGGTGGTTTAAAATTTTTGGAGTTAAACTATGAAAGATATTAAATTTTATGTAGAAATAGTAGGTGTTTTCTTGGGCATTATTGCCAGTGTTTTTGCAGCTTTCTTTTTTATGGATGCCAGACACGCTAAACAAGCTGTAGAGTACGAATTAAAAAGCGAGATTCTAGACCTAGACATAAAGAAAGATGCTGAAAATATTTCTTATTATAATAATAAGAAAAATGTTGATGGAGAATTGCACCCGGCAGAGGCTTCAAGAAAACAATATCTTGAAGCAGAAATGGAAAGAAAAATAGATAAGAAAAACTTAATTGAACAAAAAATATTAGATATGGAGTAATATGGTAAATCAAGTACTAGCGGATGAATTCGCAAACTATTTAGGCTTCTCTGGTTATGGAGGAGAAGTAAGAATGTCAGGAAGAACCCTTGTAATGACTACAGACGGGGTTGGAACAAAACTATTAGTAGCAGAACATTTCGGTAAGTTCGATACTATAGGAATAGATTTAGTAGCTATGTGTGCAAATGACTTACTTTGTTGTGGTGCAGAACCTTTTGCCTTTATGGACTATTACGCTACAGGAGACCTAAACTTAGATAAAAGTAAAGAAATATTATCGGGTATAAATAAAGGTTGTGAAATAGCTGGCTGTGCGTTAATGGGCGGGGAAACTGCCCAGATAAACCCAATGTTTAAAAGAAAACACTGGTTCGATTTAGCAGGTTTCATGCTTGGAATACAGAAAAAAGCCCCTACTCCTCATTATATTAATACAGGTGATTACCTAGTAGGGATTCCTAGTAGCGGAGTTCATAGTAACGGTTTTACAAATTTAAGATTAGGAACTATTGAATGGGATTTGGATTGGATGATACCAACTAGAATATATACTAAAGAGATACTGTCTAATTTAAACTATATTAAATCTTGTGCCCACATTACTGGGGGCGGGGTTCATGGAAATCTACCTAGAGTTCTGGCTGGACATAAATATGATATTGATCTAACTCTTAGTCCTTGGTGGAAAGAGATAAAGAATTACTTAGGCATGACTTTAGATGAGATGGAATCTACTTTTAATTGTGGCTGGGGAATGATAATAGTAACAAGCCATCCCAACAAATTAAAAATTGAAGATGCTAAAGTAATAGGCAGGATATTGTGAAAAACTTATGGACCGTATGGAAGTACACGATAGGATCTTTCAGTGATGAAAGGACTGAAGATTATGATAACTATGTAGCCTTAATTAGAACTATTATTGTAGGAGTTAATGTGTTTACTTGTATTATGATAGTCAGTAATATTATTCATAATTGGTAGGTGAGGGCAAAAAAAGTTCTTGACTTTTTTCTCAAAAGCTCTTATAATATATAGAAATCGGCAGAAATTTTAAAATGAAAAAACGGGTAAAAAAACGAGAACACGAAAACCTTACAGACACTAATATTAGTAAAGTTATCTCTTTATTAGGGGGAAGTAAGCCTATTACTAAAAAACAAGCCTGTGATATTCTTAATATAAGTTATAATACTACTAGGCTGACTAATATAATTCAGCAGTTTGAGTCAGATAAAGAATATAGAATAATTAGAAAAGCCCAAAAGCGGGGTCGCCCAGCAGACAATCAAGAGATAGCAGAAATAGCAGAGTCTTTTCTATCTGGTAAAAGCTATGCAGATATAGCTAAATCAATATACCGTTCTAGTTCTTTTGTTAGACAGATATTACTTAATGTAGGAGTTCCTGAGAGAATAGTAGGAGAAGATAAACATCGTACAGAAATGCTACCAGAAAATTGTGTGTCAGAGGATTTTTCTGTAGGGGAGACAGTATGGTCAGCTATTCATCATACTCCTGCTATAGTTATAAAACAACTGCCAGAAAAATACAATAAAACTTATAATACGAATTGTTTTAAAATATGGGTTAAGGAGCCTAGTGAACATTTAACTGGAGGGGGCTATAATTCTTTTGTTCCCTCTTATGATTTGGGAAAGCTAAAACATTTAGAAGCTTTCGGGGTAAACGTGGAGAGATTATAATGTTTGATTTTTTATTATATTATACAGTATTTTCATTATCAACCGCACTACTGGTCTGTAAAATACAGTGGGGTTGCTTTAATATGTTAGGTATACGAAGGGGTGCACATGAAGCCCTTTCTTACTGGACTACTACATTTGTGTTAGGGGTTATGACTGCCCCTATAGTGTTTCCTGGAATAATACTTCAAGGAGACCTTTACAAAGAAACAATTTTAGAAAGTCTAGCAGAAATTTATCTTGGGAGATAGATTCTATAGACAACAAATCGAGGCCACGGGCACCTGTCCGGGTCTTTTAACAACCAACCGGAGAAAGAAAATGGCTTGGACCGATGAGGAAAAGCAAGAGGCTATTGAAGCCTATACAAGTAGTGAACCCACTCCTGAAAATAGTATGGAGATTGTAAAAGAAATCGCAGACGATCTGGGTCAAAGCCCCAACGGGGTGCGAATGATTCTCACAAAGGCAGGAGTCTATGTGAAGAAAGTAGCAGCTACAAAAGCTGCTAGTAATGGTAACGGTAATGGTGGCGGAAGAGTTAATAAAGCTGCTGCACAAGAAGCGTTAACCTCTGCATTGACAGATGCCGGTGTAGAAATTGATGAAGATATTATATCTAAATTAACTGGTAAAGCTGCCACCTATTTCTCTGAGGCTATTTCTAAAATTAACTCTTAAAAATCAATAAGCTCCACCGAGTTACTACGACAAAAGAGGTTTTGCTCAATGTAACACGGAGCTTAATTTGTGAAAAAAGAAGAGTTAAAAGATAAAATAGAGAGTGCAGGGGATGCTATAATAACTTATAAAAGCCCCAACTCTAGGAAAACTAAGTACAATGTTTGCACCCTAGATTTTAGCACACCATACATAAAAGAGAAAAAGAATAGGGCTAAGGAAGATACTTCCACATTACTTATGTTTTGTTGGGATACTGATTCCTTTCGCCTTATGAAAACAGACAATGTAACCTCGGTCGTTCCTTTGGCCAATATCTTGAGGAACGACTGATGGAAGCGTATACTAAAATAATCGTATCCGAACCCTACAGACAAGTTAGGCTCACTGTTAATGAATTTAGAGAGGCAGAATATCTCCATCTTAGAGAGTATTATCTTGACTTTGATGAAGAATGGAAGCCTACTAACAAAGGCATAGCAATACCTTTAGAAATAGACACTTCTAAAGAATTATTTATAGCTATGTCGGAAATCATATCTTTAGCAGAAAGCAAACAAGTACTAGAAGATTTTTTCGGAGACACCATAAGAGACTTATATCAAAAATGACAATAATGTATCATACTGGCGAAGAATGGACTTATGCTAGATTTAAGAGGAAAGAAACAGATTTAAAAGCTATATTAGTTTGTGGCGGCCCTTCTTTAAATAAAATAGATATTTCTAGTTTAAGAGGTGCAGGAAAAGTAATTTTCGGAATGAATAATACGTATCCTAAAGTATATCCAAATATTTGGCTGGGAATGGATGATCCTTCCTGTTATAATAGACACCTAGTTTATGAGCCTTTTATGAAAATTTTTAGAGGGGGCTATCATAAAAGGTGGACAGAAGATGGAAAATTTTTAAGAGACTTGTATAATGTATATTTCGCAGATGTTGGAAATACTACTAAAGATTGGTTTCAAATTTTCGATAAGATAAATATAAAAGATAAAGATACTTTTACTTGGACCGGTAATTCTTTTTCTATTGCTTTAAACATAATATTTTATATGGGATTTAAAGATATTTACTTAGTAGGTTGTGACTTTTCTACTGAAGAGAGCCACTACCATAATACTGTTGAACTATCTAAAAAAGAATTGAAACATAATAATCATTTATACAAACACTTGAATAAATATTTAAAATGGATGTATGCCCAGGCAAAAATACATAAAATAAATATTTATTCCGCTAGTCCCTTGTCTATGATTAATGATTATTTGCCTTTTGTTACTTTGGAAGAGCTAAATACCAGCATAAATCTACCCCCTCAAGGAAAGTTATATCATACTACCGAAATAGATAAAAAGTCCTCCAAGATAAATAATTCTTGACATTTTTAGTTCAATCTCTTATAATAGATGTTGAAATTAAGGAATAAAGAAAAATTGAAAGAATTTTTAAAAAAAGCTGCAAAAGCCTACTACGAAGGAAACCCTATCATATCAGACGAAGAGTTCGATATTTTAGCAGAAGAAATAGGTTTCAATGAAGTAGGGTATACAGATATAGAGTATGAATTTGATCATCTATACCCTATGTATAGTCTACAAAAGGCTTTCGTTGGAGAAGGCCACCCGCCCGTTCCCCCTCTTCCAGACACCATAGTAACCCCTAAATTAGACGGCGCTGCCGTGTCTTTAGGCTATTACGATGGAGAATTAGTGCTGGCCTTGACTAGGGGAAATGGGAGAAAAGGAAGAAATATTGCAAGTAAAATGCAACATATAGTCCCAACTAAAATTCCTAATAAGGGTACTGTGCAAATAACGGGTGAGGTAGTAGCAAAAAAAGCTATTCCTAATGCTAGAAACTATGCTTCGGGAGCTTTGAATTTAAAGTCCCAAGAAGAGTTTTTAGAACGAGAAGTTAGGTTTATTGCTTATGATGTTCAACCTAAAACAACCGAGTATTGGTCAACCAGTTTAGCAGAGCTAGTGTACTTCGACACAGTATTAGATTCTAATTGGGAAGAATATCCCCAAGATGGGGTTGTTTTTAGGGTCGATTCTGTAGAAGAATACGAAAAGTTAGGATATACTTCTCACCATCCCAGAGGAGCTTATGCTTTAAAAGAAAGGCAAAAAGGGGTCAGAACAAAACTGTTAGATGTAGTATGGCAGGTTGGTAAAACAGGCGTTGTATCTCCAGTAGCAATATTAGATCCAGTAACAGTAGGAGAAGCTACTGTACGCAAGGCAACATTGCATAATATGAAGTATATAAACGAATTAAATTTAGAGATAGGCTGTTTTGTAGAAATAATTCGGTCTGGAGAAATAATACCGAGAGTCGTGAGACGATTAGAAGGAGAACTAAGTGTATAAAGAGACCGGCAATATAAACGAAGAAAGCGTGTTTGGGTGGGTTGGACTAAAGGAAAATTCCGATCATTACGTTTCAGCTACGGGAATTTATGATTTTTTCTGGACACTTCAAGAAGAAACCAGAGTAAAAATTATTCATGGCTGGATAGAGGCTTTAGAAGCCTATTTAGATCCAGAGTTCGATAAACAATTTCCTGTAGGGGTTGAAGAAGGGGCTATTTATATTTCTGAAAATAGTTCTTCTGTAGAAGATAAAACTTCTGCAAATATTATACCCTTTCCGAGAAAAGATTAAAAAATTTCAGGTTATACCAGCACAAAAATAGTTCTTGACATTATAACTGTTTTGCTTTATAATATATTCTCAATCGTTGGAGAAAGAAAAAGTGAGAGAAATTACAGCACCAACCCATTGCCCTAGTTGCGGATTTGATCTACAGTGGGAAAATGACCAGTTGTTTTGCTATAATACTTCTTGCTCTTCCAGAAATCAAAAACGGATTGAGCACTTTGCAAAAACTCTAAAGATTAAAGGTCTAGGGACTGTATCCATTCAAAAACTTAATATCACTGAAATAACACAAATATACGAAATAAGTTTAAATGAAATAGTTCAGGCTTTAAATTCAGAGAAACTTGCTGAAAAATTATTCAAAGAAATTCAAAAATCTAAGAAGGCTAGTCTTTCTGAAGTTTTACCGGCGTTTTCCATACCCTTAATAGGAAAAACTGCTTCTTTGAAAATATGTTCAGTAATAAGTTCGATTTATGACTTAGATGAAGGAGCGTGCCGTGCGGCGGGATTGGGGCCAAAAGCTACCTCTAACCTAATAGCTTGGTACAACACTAAATTTTTACAAGAATTAAAATGGTTGCCTTTTTCTTTCGAATCAACAAAAGTACAATCTGTTATAGTTCCTAAAGGGGTGGTATGTATTAGTGGTAAACTTACCTCTTTCAAGAATAAAGCAGAAGCAACAGAGGCTCTTACTAGTAGAGGATACATAGTCAAATCAAATTTGACAAAAGAGGTAACTATTCTAGTAAATGAAAGTGGAATTGAGTCCTCCAAAACAAAAAAAGCTAGAGACAGTGGAGTCTCTATCATTACAAACTTAACCCAAATAATATAGGAAAAAATATTATGGCATTACCAAAATGGACAGACGAGCGTACTGCTTCTCTAACCGAATTTGTTGGTAGCGAATCTCCAGTTTCTTACGCAACTGTTGTAGAGGCCGCTGATCAACTTGATACCTCACCCCGTTCTATCGCAAGCAAGCTGCGAAAGATGGATTACGAAGTAGAATCTGCTGCTGCTGTAACGACTCGTGCGTTTACAGATAGCCAAGAGTCTACCCTCAATACCTTTGTTACTGATAACTCAGGTTCCTACACTTACGGAGAAATCGCAGAAGCTTTTGAAGGCGGTCATTTTTCTTCTAAACAGATTCAAGGTAAATTGCTTTCTATGCAACTTACGCAACACGTTAAACCTACTCCTAAAGTAGAAGCTGTTCGTACCTTCAATCCGGAAGAAGAAGCTAGATTTGTTGAAATGGCTACTGCCGGTTCTTATCTGGAAGAGATTGCTGACGACCTCGGTCGTGAAGTTAATCAAATTCGTGGAAAAGCTTTGTCTCTGTTGCGTTCTAATGCAATAGATGCAATCCCTGCTCAAAGGGATAGCAAAGCTTCCTCTCGCGTTGACCCGCTCGCTGAAGTCGATTGTGAGTCTATGACTGTAGAAGAAATTGCCGAACAAATCGGTAAAACTGCCCGAGGCGTTAAGACTATGCTTACTCGCCGAGGCATCTCTGCTACTAACTATGATGGAGCCGCTAGGCACGCAAAAGCTGCTAGCTAAAATCCATTAGTTGAATTGGCTGTAGCGGGGTAGTCCCGCTACAGTTTTTTTCGCATAATTTTTACTACGGAGCAGGCTATTCAGTGAACTTACCAAGTGTCCTTTTAAAGTCGATAATCGCTAATGGCGATATGGATACGTGGGCGAACAGCCAAAAACATTATTTTCCTGCAGAATATTCCGCTATATGGTCATATCTAAATAAACATATAGAAACCCACGGCGCTCTTCCTTCTTTCGAGGATCTTGATTTAGCTATAAGAGATGCTTCCCTTAGAGACCGTTTTTCCGCTATATCTAAAGTGGAGGACGTAGATATAGAGGGGGAATTACTATTAGAATATCTAAAAAATGAATATGCTCAAGTAGAGATTATGAATCAGTTAGAAAACTATCTTACGGATTCTATCGCTATGGAAACCGCTCAAGAGAATATAGAAAGTCTCCAGAATATAGTATTAGATATGGAAGAAAAGATTGAGCTACAAGATATTTCTATAGATATGGGTAGAATGGAGTTGTTTAAGCCCGAAGAAGAACTAGCAAAAAATATAACTCTTGGGTTAAACCATGACTATGATAGAGTACAACCTTTCGCACCTTCTGAGGTAGTTTTAATAGGGGGTAGAAGAGGGGCAGGTAAATCAATTACTTGTGCTAATATTGCTTCGGATGTGTTTGACAGGGGAAGTTCTGTCATATATTTCACTATGGAAATGACTGCTAGAGATATTATGCAAAGATGCTGCTCTATCTCTACAGGAGTAAGTAATAATGCTATACGAAATAGAAATCTATCTATAGGAGAATGGCAGACCGTTGCTGAGTGGTGGTCTACCAGATTTGAAGAGGGAGAAAGAGCTTTTAGGAGATATTTAGATCATCGTAATTTTGATAAGTATCATTTGGATCTTACTTCCAGACCTTTAAGAGAAAAACAATTAGATATAGTTTACTATCCGGACTGTACTTTGGCGAACATACGAACAGAATTGGATAAGAAAGTAGCGAAACTACAGCCCAGAGTTGTAGTAATTGATTATATAAATGAAGTAAAAAGCTCCGCAATGCTTGGAAATAGAGTAAGCCAGTATGATTGGATGGAGCAAAAAATAGTTAGTAAGGCTTTGAAAAAGTTCGCACAAGATTATGGAATAGTTATAGTTTCTCCCTATCAAATAGATGCAACTGGAGAAGCCCGTTTCTCAAAATCTATATTAGATGCTTGTGATGTTGCTTTCACTTTAGATGCTCATACTAAAGAAGATAATATTATAACTTTTAATTGTTCAAAAATGAGGAATGACGCAGAAGTAGATTTTACTTCTGTCATGAATTGGGATAGTCTTCGTATTGGTCCAGAGACAGGAATACTAAAAACTGACGAGGAAGCTTCAGAGGAGGTATACGATATATGAGCCAAGTAATAGAATTATTAGAGGAAAAAGGAATATACTATAGAATGTCCGGAAAGGATGTTTTAATAAACTGTTTAAACCCTGATCATGAGGATAGACACCCAAGTATGAGAATTGATAAAATACTAGGGGTGTACCATTGTTTTTCATGTGGATGGAAAGGCAGTTTATTTAAGCATTATAATGTAGATGTTAGCGAAACCGCTATACGAAGAACAAAACTAGAAAGATTAATAAAAGATTTACGTTCTTCCGGTGTGGGGTTACAGTTTCCAGATAACTACATACCATACTTAGGAAACTGGAGGGGTATTAAACCTGCAACTTATAAAAAATTCGAAGCTTTTAGACACCATGACGCTCATTTTATTGGAAGAATAAACTTTCCAATAAGAAATGCTAGTGGAAGAATAGTAGCTTTTCAAGGTAGGGATGATACAGGAACGTTACTACAAAAGTACATGTTCTACCCAAGCGGGGTAAAATTACCCTTATTCCCACAAGTCCGGCCACTTCAGGGCCGAGTTATTCTAGTGGAGGGTATATTTGATGCTTTAAACCTGCACGACAAAGGCTTAGAAAATGCAATATGCTGTTTTGGTTCTAAAAATTTTAATGAACAGAAGTTAAATTTTCTAAAAATAGCAGGGGTAGGGGGCATTGATGTAATGTTTGATAGCGATACCGCAGGTTCAGAAGGCGCGGAAAGTATAAAAAAGCTCGCAGGAACTTTTCCAGTAAGAATAGTTAATTTAAAATCTGGAGATCCTGGTTCCTTAACTGAACATACAGTAAAAAATTTAAGGAGTAAATTATATGGCTAATATAGCTTTAATTGAGACAAAACCAAGTAATAATAATTATGCTTCTTTCTTTGATAATGCCTTACCAGAGTTTGATAGATTTTCTCTAACTCAAGATTTTAATAAGCAAAAAGTATTAAAGAAAGACGTAGATTTAAACTTTGATCCCGACGAATATGAGTGGATTATACTTGTAGGCTCCGAACCTTTAAAGTATTACACTAAAGTTACACAAGTTATGCAATACGCAGGAACAATAGTTGAGGATAAGTTTCTGCCCACTATTAACCCCGCTATGATTAGGTTCAAGCCTGAAACTAAAAAGATATGGAACGACGCCAAAGAAAATATTCTAGGGTATATAGGAGGCACTAAGAAGAAAGCAGACATCTATAGTGATGCATTTGTAGGTATAGATGATAGTGAAAAAGCGGCTCAGTATATTCAAGACTGTATCAATTCTCCTTATGACTTTATAGGTATAGACTCTGAAACTACAGGATTATATCCCAGAAATGCTCATATGTTAGGGATAAGTCTCTGTCACTCTCCCGATAGCGGGGCTTATATATCTACAGATTGTTTAAATGAAGAGTGTGAAGTTTTAATGCAGAAGATGTTCGATATAAAGCGAATGGTATTTCATAATGCTAAATTTGACATACCTATGTTTGAGTATCATTTTAATGTAAAAATTCCTCTTTTTGAAGATACTATGTTAATGCATTATGTTTTGGATGAAAATCCAGGCACTCACGGTCTGAAAATGCTGGCAATGAAGCACACGGAGTACGGTGATTATGAAAAACCTATGTATGACTGGATGGATGCATATAGGAAAGAGCGTGGAGTATTAAAAGACGATTTTCAATGGGCTTGGATCCCTTTTGATGTGATGAAAACTTACGCAGCTATTGATGCTTGTGTAACTTTTATGTTATTTGAAAAGTTTGAAGCTGCTTTAAAGATAGGAAACCAAAACCTATTAAATGTTTATAAAAACATATTAATACCTGCCTGTAGGTTTCTTATGGATGTACAAGATAATGGAGTTCCTTTTGACAAGCAACGACTTCTTGCGGGTCAGGAGTTAATGACCGAAGAAATATATGAAGCAGTAGAAAAACTAAATAAACATGACGCAGTTCTTTCTTTTCAAAAAATGGAAGAAAAAGTATTCAATCCTAATAGTGTAATACAGCTTCGTAAATTATTATTTGATTATTTGCATTTAAATCCTACAGGAATTAAAACGGGTAAGGGAGAGCACTCAACTAATGCAGAAGTTTTAGAGAAGCTATCTCTGGAACATGAAGTTCCTCAATTAATTTTAGATATTCGTAAGAAAACTAAAATTAAAAATACCTATTTGGATAAAATTATACCTCAATTAGACAGAGACAGTCATTTGAGAACTAATTTTAATCTGCATGGAACAACCTCAGGGAGACTATCTTCTAGTGGTAAACTGAACATGCAGCAAATACCTAGAGATAATCCTATTATTAAGGGTTGTATTAAGGCTTCTCCTGGACATGTAATTGTAGCGATGGACTTAACTACTGCCGAAGTATATGTTGCCGCAGTACTCTCAGACGATTTAGAGTTACAATCTGTATTTCGTTCTGGAGGTAATTTCCACTCTACTATTGCTCATAAAGTATTTAAATTAGATTGTGACATAAATTTAGTAGCTGATAAATATACTTCTTTGAGACAGGCAGCTAAAGCAGTAAGTTTTGGAATTATGTATGGGGCGGGCCCAAATAAGATTGCAGAGCAAGTAACTAAAGATGGGGGTAAAATGTCTGTTACTCAAGCAAGGCAAATTATTAAAGAATACTTTAATTCATTTTGGAAATTAGAAGAGTGGATTGAAACTCAGAAAGATATTATACAGAGAGACGCCTCTATATATTCCTTTTTTGGTAGAAAAAGACGCTTACCAGATGTTAAATCGGACAATAAAGGAGTGATAGGACATAGTATTAGATCGGGACTTAATTTTCTAGTTCAATCTGCCGCTTCTGATATTAATTTAATAGGCGCTACAGAGGCCCACGAAATTTTAAAACAGAATAAAATGGATAGTAAAATATTTGCTTTAGTACATGACTCTGTTTTAGCAGAAGTTCCGTTACATGAAGTAGATGAATATTGTAATATCTTACAAAACTCAATACAAAAAGATAGAGGTATTTATATACCAGAAGCTCCTATCGGATGTGATTTTGATATTGGAGAAGATTACTCGTTTGGTAAATTTGAGAAGTCTTATGGTAGTCTCCTTCAATTATAGACAAGTTCTTAGATCCATAACCTTCCCTATTTATGCGGTAAGGAACGAAGATTTTTACCTTAGAGACGGATTAATTCTATTAAATGAGAAAGTTATAGATGATAGAAATCAGCCAGGGGATACTCTTGGCAAACGAAGATTACAAACTCCTCACCCCCTACTAAAACTAGGGAAGTGTTGCGAAGAGTTTATAAATCTTTTAAAATCAAAAGACAGAATCCATATAGATACGAAAGGGAATATATTCTCTTACGAAAAAACTAAATGGACTAAAACTAAAAGTATTAGGATAAAACGAAAAGAAGTGGTAGAGACTCACACAAGATTATGGTTACAAGGGGTCAATTTTCCTTTCTTAGAAAGAAGCCCTCCTCATGGAAAAGATTGGGCTAATGTTCTATACTTTAATAAACGTCCTTGGATTATTTACAGTTTCTCCGAGGAAAGAGAAAAAGATTTCAGAAGGAAAATATAATGAAAAAAACAACAATGGCCCTAGCTGGGCTTCTACTCTCTGGCGGAGCAATCGCAGACGGTAGTATACGAGTGGCAAGTAACTTTTTAGTAAGGGGTCATACACAAACTCAAGGAACTGCCGCAGTTCAAGGATCTATATCTAAATCCTTTGATAATGGTACATATGTAGGGGTTTGGGGTTCTAACATAGGTTTTGATGGTGGATTAGAACTAGATGCTTTTGCTGGCTGGAGTGGTGGAGATGAAATTACTTGGGATGTTGGAGTATTACATCACAACTACCCCAATCAGTGGAACGCTAGAAAAAAGAGTTCTTTAGACCCTTTAACCTCAAACTTTACAGAGTATTACGGTAAAGTTTCTTGGAGTGGTATAGGCTTTGGTTATTATCATTCACCAGACTACTTCTCTATAGGTGGCAGAGAAGCGGGACAAAATGATTATTTTTATGTAGACACAAACTTAGTTAAATCAGATACTCATTCTTTGGACTTCCACTATGGAATTACAAAAAGTGATGTATTTGAATATGACGATTGGAGCGTAACATACACTAAAAAATTTAAAACTATAGACTTTTTTGTAGAGCATCACGCGACTAGTGGTATGCTAGATGAAGAAACTACTGTTTTCGGTATATCTAAAAAATTCTAGTGGGGGTTGAATGAAAAACGATCATAGAATAGATGAGCTAGAAACTCAAGTGAGAGAACTTCAAAGAAGAATAGAACAATTAATAGGTAAGATCGAAACTTGGGGGACTAGATTAAGTAACGTGGAAAATTTTGTTGTAGCAAAACGTAGTGAGGAACGTAAGAGACGTATACTAGAAGATGAAATGTGGACTAAATCAACAAAATGAAAGCCGTAATTTCTAACAGAATTTATATGGATATAGAACCTCATCAATTTAATGATTTGGACAATGCTCTAACCTATAAAATAGATAGCTATAGAAGGGATCAGCCTCCTCAAATTATAAAAAATTTGAGAAAGATAAGAGATTCTATAATATCTATGCCTTCTGGAAGATTTGATTTAATACCTAAAGGGTATCAGATAGTGGATAAACGAACTACGATTCCTGTAAGTTTCCCAGAATTTGGATACGCTTTAAGAGACAGTCAAGAAGAGATATATAATCTTATTACTGACAGTGCTATTATCAATGCGTTTGTATCTTGGGGTAAAACCTTTACAGCTTTAGCTATCGCGGCTAAGCTAGGGCAGAAAACTTTAATTATAACCCATACAGTGGCTTTAAGAACTCAGTGGGAGAAAGAAATAAAAAAAGTTTTTGGTATTACCCCTGGTATTATAGGTTCTGGAAATCATAATATAAATGCGTCTATTGTAGTAGGTAATATACAAACTTTATATAAAATAAAAGAACAAATAACTAAAACTTTCGGTACTCTAATAGTTGATGAATGTCATCATATACCTGCCAATACTTTTAATAGGTTGGTAGATTCCAGCTATGCTAGATATAAAATAGGCTTGTCAGGTACTGTGGAACGAAAGGATGGTAAACATGTTATGCTTCCCGACTATTTTGGGCATACAAAATATACTCCTCCTAAAGAAAATTTCATGGAGCCTAGTATAGATGTTATACGAAGTCAAATTAGGTTTATGGATGGTGCTAAAATTCCTTGGGCTAATAGAATAAATGATCTTGTAAATCAAGAAGAGTATGGCAAATTAGTATGTTTTTTAGCTGCTACCTATAAAAAGAAGGGACACAAAGTATTGTTATTGTCTGATAGAGTAGGTTTTTTAAAAAGAGTAAAAGAAACTTTAGGAGATCACTGTGAATTAATAACCGGCTCGGTTTCCTTGGAAGAGCGTGAAGAGAAGATTAACAGAGTACAGCAGGGCAACGTAGATATATTACTAGGGACACAAAGTATTTTTTCAGAGGGTATTAGTGTTAACCCTTTAAGCTGCTTAATCTTAGCTACTCCTGTGAGCAATACTCCCCTTTTAACTCAGCTAATAGGGAGGGTTGTCAGAGAGTTTCCTGAAAAGTTAAGCCCTGTTATTGTAGATATTAACCTTAAGGGAAGAACTGCTGAAAATCAGGCAAAATTAAGGCTTGGACATTACATAAAAGAAAGGTATAAAACTTATTTTAAGGACGTATAAAAAAATAGTTCTTGACATAATAAGTGTTTTACTGTATAATATACACTGAATTTTGGAATTTTAAATTGATTTTATATGATTGGAGAAAGATATTAATAGAGTCTGAAGGCAACGCGCTTTCTATCTTTAAAATACTTTCGTATATAACTTTTCCACACCTACCTAGAAACCGTTATGATGTTACTTATATGACGTCTCTGAAGGACTGGTCGGGGGATAGTTTTTTATTAAATCCAGAAAAAATCTTTTCCAATAGATCAAAATATTCAGATATGGAACTACTCGAGTATGTGGCACTCGCTAGTTTCCGTAGCTATGCTGAGTACCAAGCCACAGCACTAACAACATTAAACGTACTAGGATCTACCTTTCCGGTAGAGTCTATTGCAAAACATAAACTACTTACCTTAGTAGATGGTGAAATATACTTTTGCTGGGAAGAAGTTACACATTAAGGAGTTATAAAATATGGGTATAAAATTTACCTCATCTGCGGGTGGAGCTAAGAAAAGCTCTATTGAGCAGTATTCACTAAAAAACGGAGACAACTGTGTTCGTTTATTCGGAGACCTTCTCCCTCGATATATTTATTGGGTTAAAGGGGAAAATGAGAAAAATATTCCTATGGAGTGTTTGTCTTTTGATCGTCAAAAAGAAGCCTTTACTAATGTAGAGAAAGACTGGGTTCGTCATTACTACCCAGATATGAAGTGTGGTTGGTCTTACTCAATACACTGTATTGACCTTTCCGATGGTAAAGCTAAAGTTTTTAACATGAAAAAGAAACTCATGGATCAAATACTCGTAGCTGCTGAAGATTTGGGAGACCCCACGGATTCAGAAAATGGTTGGGATATTCATTTTAAGCGTACTAAAACTGGTCCTAACGTATATAACGTTGAATATACTCTTCAAACACTTAAGTGTCAGAAAAGTATTCGTTCTTTAACTGACTCTGAGACAGAGACTATTGAAGCTGCTACTAATATTGACGAGTTGTTACCACGTCCTACTCCTGACGCTCAGAAAGAGTTGTTAGAGAGAATTATGAATAGTGGTAGTGGGGCCGATGCAAATGAAGATGATACTATCGCCGCAGAATTTGATGTGGCCTAGTGAGAATTTTATTTTCAGCAGACTGGCACTTAAAGTTAGGGCAAAAAAATGTTCCAGTAACCTGGGCTCGCTCTAGATATAAGTCTTTCTTTAACCAATTACATAAATTGGAAGAAGAAGTTGATTTACATATAATAGGTGGAGATTTATTTGATAGAGTTCCTACTCTAGAAGAGTTGGAACTCTATTTTAGTTATATAAAAGAATGTAAAATTGAAACCTTAATATATGACGGTAATCATGAAGCAACTAGAAAAAATAAGACATTTATGGCGTCTTTGAAAAAAGTAACTTCGTCTTTAAATAGTAAAGTGAGCATTATAGATGAGGCATATGAGGATGTACGAGGTTTTAGCATACTTCCTTATTGTGACTTACATAAGAAAAACTCTATAGAGATGCTTAATCCTTCTTTACCGGTATTTACGCACGTGAGGGGAGAAATTCCTCCTCACGTTATACCGGAAGTAGACCTTAGTAGGTTTGATAAGTTTCCTACAATTTTTGCAGGAGATTTACATTCACACTCTAACTGTCAAAGAAATATTGTATATCCTGGTAGTCCTATGACTACAGGATTTCACAGGACTAAACTAGAGACGGGAGTTATGATTATTGTTGATGATTTTGATTGGATTTGGGAACAACTACAATTACCTCAACTATTAAGAAAAACAGTAAATTCTATAGAGGATATGGTTCCTGGACACTATGATCATATCATATATGAATTAGAAGGAGATTTGGGGGACCTTGCAAAAGTGTCCTCTAGTCAACTTTTGGATAAAAAAGTAGTAAAAAGAAGCTCCGAAGCTGCTCTTCTTCTCAATAGAGATATGTCTATAGGGGAAGAGCTAATGGAGTATCTGATCTACATATTAGAAATATCTGAAGAAAAAATACCGAATATATTAGGAATATATAATGATTATATTAAAAGTCTTGACTTGGAATAATTGTTTTTCATATGGAGAAAACAATACTCTTGACTTATCTACTACAAAACTAACTCAAATATTGGGCGGTAACGGGGTTGGAAAATCTTCTATTCCTCTTATTCTTGAAGAAATCTTATTTAATAAGAACTCCAAAGGTATAAAAAAAGCAGATATACCAAATAGAAGCCTACAAAAAGGTTATTCAATTAACCTGGGCTTTTCAAAAGAAGGAGACGAGTACGAAATAGACCTAAATAGAAAAGCAGCATTGAAAGTAAAATTTCTAAAAAACGGAGAAGATATTAGTAGCCATACCGCTACAAATACTTATAAGTCTATTCAAGAAGTTTTAGGTATTGATTTTAAAACTTTTTCTCAAATAGTTTATCAAAATACTAATGCTAGTTTGAACTTTTTAACTGCTACGGACGCTAATAGAAAGAAGTTCTTAATAGACTTACTCGGGTTAGAAAAGTATATTAAGTTATTCGATATATTTAAAGAAGCTTCTAGAGAGGTAGAACAAGAATATGCAAAGCTCGAAGGGCGTATCCATACCATGCAAAAATGGTTGGAAAATAACAAACTTAAAGATACTACCCCTAAGGTGATGGAAAATCTTCCGGAAATATCGGAGGAGAACCAAAAGGCATTAAGTTCTTATATGGTTGAAATTCAAAATATTTCGGAAACAAATAAAAAAATTTCTCAAAATAATCAATATAAAAGTTTATTGAAAAAAATTAATATACAGGAAATTAAGAATAATGCTGTAGAAAAACATATCTCTTACGACGGCTTACAGTCTGAAGTTGGAGCTATAAAGGGGTCTATACTTACCTCTCGTAACTTCATTAAAAAAATGGAGAAACTAGATAATGTATGTCCTACCTGCGAACAACAAATTACAGAAAATTTTAAAGCGAGGCATATTTCGGAAGAAAAGGAAAAAGTTACTGTCGCGCAAAGAGAGTACCAAGAAATTGAGGAGAAGATCAAGACAATTCAAAGAAATAATGAAAACTTCGCTCTGTCAGTAAAAAAGACCAAAGAGTGGGAGGATTTATTCAGATCTATAGATAATAGTTTACCTGTAGAAACCTTAAATTTAGAGGAGTTAGAAGATAGCCTTTCTTCTTTAAAGAAAGAAATATCGAAACAGAAACTAGAAATTTCTAGAATTGAAAAAGAAAATCAAAGTCGTGCTGCATATAATGCTAAAATATCGGTTATTGTAGAACAGACAGAAGATTTTGAAGCACAGCTTTCTGATCTAGTAAGTAAGCATATAGACCTATCAACTAGGAAAGGTCATTTGGAAATATTGAAAAAAGCTTTTAGTACTAATGGACTGATAGCTTATAAGATTGAAAATCTAGTAAAAGAACTGGAAGAATTAACTAGTGAGTATCTATCAGAACTTTCGGATGGACGGTTCACTCTAAACTTTGCTGTTAGCAATGATAAATTAAACGTAGAGATTACCGATAACGGAAAAATTATTGATATACTCGCTCTTTCTTCTGGAGAATTAGCCAGAGTCAATACAGCAACACTTTTAGCTATTCGTAAACTTATGAGTAGTTTATCTTCTAGTGAAATAAATGTTTTATTTTTAGACGAAGTTATGACTGTATTAGATGAGCAAGGAAAAGAAAAACTTGTAGAAGTTCTTCTTGAAGAAAATTTAAATACTTATCTTGTGAATCATGGGTGGTCTCACCCACTTCTTGAGAAAGTAGAGGTGGTCAAGGAGACCAATATAAGTAGGTTAGTATCGTAATGGTAGATTCAAGAGCAAAAGGGGCTCGTGGAGAATATCTCGTAAGGGATATGCTTCGTGATGCCACTAAACATAAATTTGAAAGAGTTCCTAGTTCCGGAGCTTTAGCATATCTAAAAGGAGATATTTATATCCCGGATGCAGATAATGCGTTTTGTATAGAAGTAAAAAACTATGAAAAGTCTCCTTTCAGTGATAAAATTTTTACAAATAAAACAAACTATTTCCTTCTATGGTGGGAGAAAATAGTAAAACAAGCAGAACTTAAACTACAACAACCTTTGTTATTTTTTAAGTATTCTAGGTCAAAAATCTATGTAGCTACTACAATTAAACCAAAAAATATGGAGAAGTTTGTTCATGTTTTTTGGCTTAATTGTTATGTAATGCTAGCAGAAGAGTGGCTAAACAATGAAGAAGTGGAGTTTATTCGTGGTAAGTTTTAAAAACACTATGAGAGGAGATAATAAAAATACTTTAATCGTAGACGGAATGAATTTAGCCTTTAGGTGGAAACACCAAGGTAAGGAAGATTTTGAAACAGACTATTTAGCTACAGTAGAGAGTTTAGCACATTCTTATAAATGTGATAAAATAATAATAACTGCTGATTTAGGAAATAGTATGTATAGAAAGGACGAATGTCCAGACTACAAAGCTAATAGAAAAGAGAAGTACGCAGAACAAACAGAAGAAGAAAAAGAAGCTATGAATAGGTTTTTCGAGGAGTATGAAAGAACTCTTGAAACCTTAGCATTAAAATTTTTAGTAGTAAGATATAAGCATGTAGAGGCCGATGATTTAGCTGCTTATATATCTAAAAATAGAGAGAAGTATGGAATTGAAAAGATTTGGTTAGTGTCTAGTGACAGAGACTGGGATTTGTTAATTAATGAGAATGTATCTAGGTTTTCTACCGTTACTCGTAAGGAGACAACGTTAGAAAATTGGAAAGAGCAGTTCGATTTTCCTATAGAAGAATACATTAGTTTTAAAGTTTTAACTGGGGATAAAGGGGATAATATTCCGGGAATAACAGGAATTGGTCCTAAAAGAGCTACTGAATTATTAAAACAATATGGTACTGCATTTGATATTTATGATGCTATACCTATAGACGGTAAATATAAGTATATACAGACTTTGAATGAAAATTCTGAGTTATTACTAACGAATTATAAGATGATGGATTTAATTAGCTACTGTGAAGAAGCTATTGAATTTCCAGGGCACGATCTATCGGAGATAGATGAAAACGTGAAAGGATATATTAATGCGAATTGATTACGGTAGAGATCGACTTCTCTCAAAATTTGGAATACAAACATTACAAGATAGATATTTAATTGAGGGCGAAACTTCGCCTCAAGAAGCTTTCGCACGTGCGGCGAAAGCTTTTGCAGATGATGAGGATCACGCTCAACGTCTGTATGATTACGCAAGTAATTTATGGTTTATGTTTTCAACCCCGATTTTATCTAATGGAGGGACAACTCGTGGATTACCTATAAGTTGTTTTCTGAACCATATTGAAGATAGTCGGGAAGGGCTCACATCACACTACACAGAGAACGCATATTTATCTTCTGTTGGTGGCGGGGTCGGCGGAAACTGGAGCGCGGTGCGCTCCGTAGGTTCCCGCACATCAAACGGAAGCGAAAGCACCGGAGTCATACCCTTTATGAAAGTGGTAGATGCCGAGATGCTAGCTTTTTCCCAGGGAGTAACTAGAAGAGGTTCTTATGCTGCATATTTACACATATCTCATCCTGAAATTGAGGAATTTCTTGATGTTAGAAAACCAACTGGTGGTGATATCAATAGAAAGTCTACCAATCTTCATCATGCTGTGGTCATACCTGATAAGTTCATGAGGCTAATCGCGCAAGCGACAGTTGAACCAGGCTTTGATGACACGTGGGAATTGAAAGACCCTCACAGTGGAAAGGTGGTAAAAACTATAGCTGCAAAAGCATTGTGGGTGAAATTAATACAAAATAGAGTTGAAACTGGTGAACCTTATATTATGTTTGAAGATGCTGTTCAAGCGGGACTTCCAGAGTTTCAAAGAAATATGGGTTTGAAGGTTCATCATTCTAATCTATGCTCCGAAATTACATTAGCCACAAACGAGGAAAGAACCGCAGTATGCTGCTTGTCAAGTGTAAATCTGGAAGAATATGATAGTTGGAAAAATTATAAATCTTTTATTCCTGATTTAATTCGTATGCTGGATAATGTTCTAGAATACTTTATACAACACGCTCCTGATTCTTTAGCAAAAGCGAAGTATAGTGCCTGGCGCGAACGAAGTCTAGGTTTAGGAGCTATGGGATTTCACGCATACTTGCAGCGCAAGGGAATAGCTTTCGAAGGCGCAATGGCCAAGAGTTTCAATATGAGAGCTTTTGCTCATATAAAAGAACAAGCTTTAGAAGCCAGCAAACAGCTCGCGGAAGACCGAGGAGCTTGTCCTGATGATTCTACAAATACTATACGTAATGCTCATTTAATGGCTATCGCACCTAATGCATCATCTAGTATCATTTGCGCTAATACAAGTCCAAGTATTGAACCTTATCGAGCTAATGCATATACTCAGAAAACTAAATCTGGTACATCTTTAGTTAAAAACGAATATCTTGAACATATACTTCAAGAAATAGATATGGATACAGATGAAGTATGGAAAGATATTATGACTAATGGAGGTTCCGTCCAGCATCTTGATTTTCTAGATGAATATACTAAAGATATATTTAAGACTGCTGTTGAGATAGATCAGCGATGGGTAGTAGAATTTGCAGCGGATAGACAGCAACATATATGTCAGTCACAGTCTGTAAATTTGTTTTTCCCCGCTGATGTTAGTAAACAAGAGCTACATAATGTTCATATGTTGGCTTGGCGTCGTGGTATGAAAACACTTTACTATGCTAGAAGTGAGGCGTATAAAAGAGCAGAAGTGGTGTCGGATGAAGCATTAAGAAACTTCGTATTCGATGACGAAAATGTTTGTTTGGCTTGCGAAGGTTAGAGGGAAATATGTTAACTAAAGAAAGAAATTATTACAAACCGTTTCAATATAATTGGGCGTTTGAAGCTTACAAAAGTCAGCAGCATATGCATTGGCTTCCGGACGAAGTTCCGATGGCTGATGATCTCAAGGATTTTCGAGCTTTAGATAAGGATAGTAAAAATCTATTGAGTCAAATCTTCAGATTTTTTACTCAAGCTGATGTGGATGTATCTGGTGGTTACGCTAGACACTACCTTCCTACCTTTAAGCCACCAGAAATACGAATGATGCTTTCCGCATTTGCTGCTATGGAAGCAGTTCATATGGAGGCTTATTCCACCTTGTTGGAGACCCTGGGGTATCCAGAAGATGAGTATCAAATGTTTATGGAAATACAAGCTATGTCCGATAAACATGATTACTTAACTAACTTTAGTATGGACACTAAAAAAGATATTGCTAAAACAGTAGCAGTATATAGCGGGTTTACAGAGGGAGTACAATTATTTAGTAGTTTTGCTATTCTATTAAACTTTCCTCGTCATAACCTAATGAAGAATATGGGCCAGATTGTTACATGGAGTATACGCGATGAAACGCTGCATGTAGAGAGTATGTCCAGACTGTTTCAAGCCTATGTTAGAGAAAATTCAGAGATATGGAATGATGAGTTGAAGTATGAAATCTACTGTGCTGCTGAAAGGGTAGTAGAGCTAGAAGATGCTTTTATTGATGTGGCTTTTGAGAACTGTACTATACAAGACCTCAGACCAGAGGATGTAAAAGAATATATTAGATATATAGCAGACAGGAGATTACTAGGTCTAGGAATGAAAAAGATATTTCATTCGACCATAAACCCCCTGCCTTGGCTGGACTATATGATAAATGCGGTAGAGCACACGAATTTCTTTGAGAATCGTGCCACTGAATATGCTCGGGCGAGCACATCCGGTAACTGGCAAGATATTTTTAAGTAAATACTACGCGAGTTATTTTAACTTCGTCCGGCTTAATTACTTTAACAGTAACCGGAGCAGCCTTTTTAATAGTAATTACACTATGACTCATTTGTAGCAGCTAACTCACCTTCTTCGGAAGGTGGGGTTTCTACAGAGGTAATAAGCATATTAGTAAATGCTTCTCTGGCTGCGGAAACTTGATCCATCTCAAATTTTAATTGAGCTTCTTTTCCCTGCAAGTTACGAATTTGATTTACAGCATATTTCTGCTGATCCGTAAATTGATCTTCTGTATAGTCTTTTCCGTTAATGGAAATTACATTTGCTTGTTCGTCTGACATAAAATTCTCCTAAATTTGAATGATTATTATATTATACTTGACCTATCATGTCAAGAATTATTTTTTAAGTGCTATAGAAATTGCCTAGCCCTACATTTGATGGGTGTTCTGACGATTCCCAATTTGCTGCAGCCGTTCCTTTTTGATCGGCATTTAAAGAAAAATCAGTAGCAGTAGTAACACTATCTACATCCCATCCTGATATATCTTGATTAAATTCGTTTGCAGATTGAAACATCTTAGTCATGAGAGTAACACTACTAGTATTCCAACTTGATATATCTTGATTAAATGCATGTGTATTATAGAACATGTAATCCATAAGAGTAACACTACTAGTATTCCAACTTGATATATCTTGATTAAATGCATATGCACTGTAAAACATACTACTCATATCCGTAATGTTAGTAGTTACCCAACCAGATATGTCTTGATTAAATACCCGCGCATCCCGGAACAACCAATAGAAACTAGTGACACCACTAATATCCCAACTTGATACATCTTGATTAAATGCATGTGCGTCTCCAAACATACGATTTATATTAGTAAGACTAGAAGTAGTCCATCCTGATATGTTTTGATTGAACACTTCTGCTATATAAAACATATAAGACATATTAGTAACACTACTAACATCCCAACTGGATATATCTTGATTAAATGAAGTGGCTTTTGCAAACATATGATTCATATTAGTAACACTACTAACATCCCAGTTTGATATGTCTGCGTTAAACACACTAGTATTATTTCCGTAAAACATATATGCCATATTCGTAACATTACTAACATCCCACTCATTGCCATTAGTAGTGAGAGCAACTCCCCCATTATTGAAATTAGATATACTCATAAACATATTACCCATAAGAGTAACACTACTAGTATCCCAACTTGATACATCTTGATTAAATGCATGTGCCTGGTAAAACATATAAGACATAGTAGTAACACTACTAGTATCCCAAGTAATGGGTTTAGAGGCAATGTCAGTGGCATCCCCATTATTAAATACAGTAGCTTGGAAGAACATACGATTTATAGCAGTAACACTACTAACATCCCAACTGGATATATCTTGATTAAATACGGAACATGCCTCTAACATACGACCCATATTAGTAACACTACTAACATCCCAACTTGATATATCTTGATTAAATGCAGTTGCACCCAAGAACATATTACCCATATGAGTAACACTACCAGTGTCCCAATCAACGATATCGGGATCATTAAATGTAGTATTATTTTCAAACATACGACGCATACTAGTAATAGGTGAGGAGGTGTATATTCCATCATTAGCCACAAAGGTATATCCACTTGCGGGAGCATAAGTAGATTGCCAAGCAGAATTTGTAGGATCACTAGATGTATTAGTTAGTGGATAATAAAACTCTCCACCTACAGTAGTCCCACTAGTTAAACTTGCTAAAGCTGCTAATTTTGGCATTATACTTCTACTGTTTCAGAATATAATATATTCTCGGACTCATCCAAAATTTCTACTAGAAACGGGTATGGGTATTCTTCAATTCCAAAATCAAAATGACCTACTGCATTCGGGGTAGTAGCATAATGAATATGATCTAGATGCAATAGTATAATATCTCCAAGTTCGAAATTATTTGCGTTTCCTGATATATTAGTTTCTGAAATTGTGATTGATGTTATTTCTATCATTACTATTCCTTATGCAAATTGTGTTTGATTGCCTAATACGGTGTATGTATTAGTGTTCGTTTTAATAATAGTATAGCTGTAAGAATCCACAGAAGAAGCATTTCCTGCACTCGGCGCGGTGCCTCCTTGCCATTTTGTAGTTAATGTTCCTGTCCCTCCATCTACTTGTATAACATTATTATAGTACGGAGTAGCTCCTTGAGTAGCTAAACATACTACTGTTACTGATTGTCCTACACTTAAAATACTATCTAGAGTAGTAGTGCTATCTCCGCGAACATTAAGTGTCCAATTAGCTGTCATTGCCGTATCTAAGAAAAGAATTGAATCTTCATGTATATCTAAGTTAAAAGTTCCTGAAGTTGTAGAATTTAATTCCACTTCTTCTAAATATGAAGGAGACGAAATTGTTTTACTAACTGTCGCGGTTCCTGTAATGGTAGTGTCAGCATCTATACTTAAACCGCTAGACAGGTTCTGAAAGAACGCTTGGGTGTTGTTCACATAAAACTTGCGACTGTTCCCTGCCGTGAATCCCACAGCGTTGGCTGCTGGGAAATACAAGCCGGTGTCTGAGTCACCAAAATGCCGCAAACTTGGGTTGCTGATAGACCCGTCTGGCAGAGCAATGCTAGTGGTGACAGTGATTCCACCTGTAACATCTATCCCGTCTCCTGAGACTTTAACTCTCTCGTTGCCATCCTCAATGAGACTTAATTCTCCCGCGGTTAGCCACGCAATTCCTGTATTGCCATCATTAATCCCAGCGATAGTAGGTGCGGCTAATGTGCCATTTGGAAATCTGACGTTGCCTTCAAATTGTGCAACTCCACTGGAATCAATTGAAAAACGAGTATTAGTGCCTATACTGCCATTATCTGCAATCTCAAAGACGGTACTGTTTACTCCCATTGAAAAAATGTTAGCACCATTAGTAAATCTTATTTGCGGGTCCCCACCGGATGAGTTTATAGCGACTGTTCCTGTTGACCCAACGTCTCTTGTAAATTCAGCAATATCATTACCGGCAGCACCACCTGTAACTTTAAACGCTACTCCCGCCTCATTATCAATTCTTAAGGTTGCGTCAGGATTATTAGTGCCTATGCCGACGTTGCCATCAGAGTCGATTCGCATAGCTTCGTCTAGGGTTTCATCATTTTGACTAGTAAAGAAAGCTAAATCTGTAGTAGAAATAGTATCTTCACTAGATACTCTTATTGCAGCTATTGATGCCCCAACTAGACTATCACCTGGAGTTGCCCCGCTATTTCCGGCTAACCTGAATTTAATTCCTACACCTTCCTCGCCTAGTTGATTAACCGAGTTACCATCATCTCTAGAAGAAACTGTGAGAGGATAATCTATTGTTTGTGCCGCAGAAAGCTGCATACTAATATCTAACGTGGAAGTCGGGGACGTAGTGCCTATGCCAACGTTGCCTGCCGAAATATGGTTATCTGTACCATCTGTATAAAAGGCAATTTTCTCAACACCGCCGTCATACATATGCAAACGTCCGCCATCAGTAGATCTTTCTGCTAATCTAATTATTGCATTGGTATCGGAATTATCCATTATTTTAATTCCGGAATCTGCGGAAGAAACAGAACTAGATTTTACAGTTAAAGGGCTTGTTGGGGACGCAGTTCCTATCCCAACCCTGTTATCCGTATTGACAACAAAATCAGGGGTCGTATCGTCACCAAACCAAATATAGTCTTCACCTGTTGTTCGTGTGTCGGTATCTACATATAACCCCTTCCCGCTTCCATTGGCTTTGGCATTGATATGTAGCCGAGCCTCTGGATTAGCTTCGTAAATCCCTGCGTATCTGTTAGCAGCGGAGAGCGTTAGCGCCTCATAAAGCCCTGTATCGTCTGTGTCCCTATAAACAAAGAACTCCATAACCCTGTCACCGCCACCAGTCACCTGTATGCGAGCATCACCAGAATCAAAGGTTAGGTTGCCCCCTCCGTTTATGTCCAAACTGCCACCAAGACGTAACTGATAGGTTGTGTTGATTGTTCCGTGACCTATCTCCATAAATCCGGCGCTATCTACCTGTAAAGCAGTTATTGCATCATTAATCTTTATTACACCTTTAGATGTAGCATCAAAATTTAATACTCCATTAGTTCCACCGTCTCCAATATTAGTAGTAGCTCTCATTAGGTCTACACTAGTGGTATTAGCTTGGAATATTTTAGTACCGGTTAAAGTGGTATTATCGGCAGCAGCATACATATTAATTTCTGTTGCAGCATTTTCAGCTCCAGAACTTCCACCAATATTTACTAAATTAGTTGTTGCCTGTGCGTTAGTTAAAATGGCTGTAAAAGGTTCTTCAGCATTAGTATAGTGTGCAGTTTTTATTCTTCCTACTTTTTGTGTCGCATCTGTTGAAGTAGGTCCGGACATTCTAATACCGCCAGCAGCATCATTAGTAGCAAAAACTTCCAATGTTGCAGCGGGAGCCGTAGTGCCTATGCCGACGTTGCCGTCCGCTCTAATTGTCATACTATCTCTAGGCTCTGCGTAGCTGACGTTCCCTGAACTAGAAGCTATATTATGAGTAGTATCATCTATGACAAAAACGGTGTCACTAGTAATACTATCAATTGTGTATATACCATCATATCCTGTAGTGTTGGTTATATACACCTTTTGTCCTGCTACAAATGTATGAGAGGTGTGAGTTACCGTAATTTCTGTCGAAGTTCCATTAATATTTGAAACAGTTTTTGTTTCTAATTGGCTTGTTTCGAATATGAAAGAAGCAGCGGACTCACTATTTAGTCCCAGTATATTATCTGTTGCATCGTTTGAAGAAACAACTTTAATTCTTGCTTGATTTACAGAATTAGTGTCAGAATTTTGAAACTTTAAACTTACTCCAGTATAGGGATCGCCTACATCATTTCTGGTACTGTCTAAAGTTAAAACATCTTCGGGTGGTCCTGCGTCCCCTGTAGTAGTAATAAACAGCGGGGTAGTTGGGGCATTAGTTCCGATACCGACTTGCCCCGTAGAAGTAATACGCATAGCTTCTGTATTATTAGTAGAAAATGCAAAGTCTGAACCAGACGCCGTAGAGACAAATTCAGTTAAATTTGGTGTAGAAGTTCCGTCTCCGTAGTTTCGTAAGTAAAAATTATTCCCTTGACCATTAAGATATAAAACAGCGGCAGAACTTGCACCAGTATTTGAATTCTCTATTTGAATAGTACCATCACCATCCGTATTATGTTTTACATGCAATTTAGTGTCTGGGTTATTGTCTCCTATACCGACATTTCCTTCAGAAGCAAGATACAGAGTATTGGACGGGGCAGTATTCTCAACCCTCAGGGGGTATGTTCCACCCGTGATGTCTCGTATTGCAATCTGACCACTGTTCTCTGTCATAAGAGACCATCGGTTATCTGAAGCATCCGAGTCAACCAGTTCAAGACTGGGAGATGACCCCTTCAACCTAATACCCTTCGTAGCGTCAACTGAGTATGTAGCGCTTCCAGTTGCGTGACCTAGGGTCAGAACTTCATTAGTAGCATCCCACCGCATCTTTTCTGTGCCGCTGGAGTTGTAAAAGAGGGTGTTGCCGCCGCTATCAACGAGAAGTCTGTCCGTTCCACCAGTCCTCACCTTGAAGGTGTCGTCACTAGAAAAACCGAACTTTGTATTAGAGTCCCCGTTGTGGATGATGTAATCGTCGATGCCAATAGCGTCAACACCATTAACAGTAAGCCCATCGGCTGTAACGGTTCCTGTAACGTCGATGCCAGAGTCATTTACTCTTAAACGCTCATTTGCACCACCCGTTTGAAAGATAAAGTAACCACCAGCAGAAGATGCCTTTATGTAGTTAGCTGATGCCCGAGTAAAATCTTGAATAACACCTTGGCTATCTATTGACCAGTTGCCCAGAGTTCCTGTCACTGTTGAAGAATCAGCCGTAACGTTTCCAGTTACGTCAATGCCTGCGGAGGTGGTGGCTAGTTTGGCGGCGTTGTTGTCGTGATAAAGTGTTACAGCACCATCAGCAACAGCATCAATCATGGTTTCGCCAGTGTGCTTCCGTAAGGTTATACGGCTGCCACGGATATATAGCCTACCCGTACCAGCATCATCAATATAGCTGGCCCCAGCAGTTGAAGAATGATAAATCTGTAGGTCACTGCCAGCTCCAAACACAGCCTTGTCATCGTCACCAAAGTTAATGTCAGCAGAGGTAGTCATACCGTCTGTGGTGATAACACCTGTGACATCTATGCCTGTGGAGTCAACTTTTACTCGCTCAGTACCTGTTGTTGAGAGTGTTATCGCTCCTTGTCCACTGGTCGCGTTGAGGTCAAAACCTGCGCCAGCCGAACCGCTATTAGTAAAAGACTGAAAATCAAGCTGCCGCCCTGAGTTGTTGCCACTGAGTGCTAGAATACTTACGCTGTCGGAGCCTTTCGCAACTGTTACAGAACCTGATACCACTGTGGTTCCATTGGCTGCGATAGTAACCTTGCCGTCCATCAGCTCCATTTCGTTGCTGGTGTTTACCTTCATGGCTCTATAGTTGGCGCTATCCGCTTGGTTGCGCATGTTGATCTCTTGGTCGTTCCCTAGAGAGATCGTCCCAGTTACGTCGATGCCTGAGGAGTTTATGATTAAAGAATTGGACGCAGCACCAGATTCTATTCTAAAAGGTGTTGCAGTATTAGCCGCATCATAATATGTAAAAGAGCCATCATCTTGTAACCCTAGAGAATTTCCAGCAGTATTACTGGCATTTTCAAAAGTAAGTCGAACATTTCCTCCTACATTAGTGCTTTCCAATTTCGCTACGATATTAGTGTCGTCTCTTACATGAAATGCAAATTCAGGAGCATTATTGTTTATACCAAAACGTTCATTAACTGAATCCCAATACGTCTTTGCAGTACCACTATCATCATAAAAATTAACAGAACCATCAGGCTTTAATCTAAATACAGAATTATAAGAACCAAAACTCCCATCACCTACAGCAGAGGTTGTATCTACATCCCACCGTAAAGCCGCGTTGTCTAAAGGCTGTCTCCAATAAGTTCCCAAAACTATTGGAGATATTCCTTCTTCTATAAATGTTATTTTAGGTGCGGCAGCAGATAAGGATAAATCACCTTCCACGGCTATTTTCCCACTCGCCACCTTAAGTGTAGGTGTAGATACGTCAGGACCTATTATAACATGGGTTCCCCCATCATCATAAATATCAGGTTGTGTGGAGCCTCCGCCACTTCTTCTTAGCCTAAGAGCATATAATTCGGAAGTGCTACTATTAGTTTGATTAATGGGCCTATTAATTTCCCACTCATTACTGGTTCCATTATAAAGGAAAGTAGGTTCTGTTCCTGCGGATCCGTCATCAACAATTATACCAGCACCATTTGCGGCTGCAGCATTTAAAGAACCTTCGGCGAGAGTGATAGTTTTAGCATCTACAGTATAGTCTGTTGAGTTTATAGTAGTAGTTGTTCCATCTACTTGTAAACCTCCGGCTATTACTACTGTTCCCGTATCATCTCCATGGGCTGCAGGGTCTATAGTAAAGGTAGCGGGACCTCTTATATATCCAGTAGTTGTGATATTTCCAAAACCTATATCTCCAGTATAAGTGCTACCCTCAAGAACAACTTGAGCTCCTGCCCCAGTTAAATCAGCGGAAGAAGACCAGTATGGTGCATCGTCTGTTCCTTTACCAAAATATCTTAAATTACCACCGCCATCAAAGGACATACCCACTTGATCTACAGATGCACTTCCACGAGTAAGGCTTAAGGGTATGGCATTGTCTACAGAAGATATTTCAGTTATACCTGTTATATCAACACCTCCAGTATCTATAGACATTATTAAAGAGTTTGCCGTATAAATACGCATTTCATCGGAAGCAACCCCAATTCTATTTCCGTTATTTGTGCTGCCATTATCTTCTAAAACAATATAAGAACCGCCGTCAGTAGATTCAAATTTTGCTACATAATCATTAGCTGTGCTAACATGAAGGCGTCTTCCGGATTGTGCGGAGGCCCCTATACCCACATCTCCGTTGGAGTCGATGCGCATACGTTCTGTGCCGTTGACTCTATAAGTCATGACGCCGGCAGCTTGGTCGTAGAAAATACCGCCGGGGTTATTGGAAAATCCGTCCGCAAACAAAAGACCGAGAGTTGCGTTACCAGCATCGCTACGTACCTGCACATACTGAGACCCAGTTGCTCCGCCTACGCAAAAAGAAAAATTAGGATCTGTTAGTCCCACACCGACGTGGCCGCTTGAGTCGATGCGCATACGTTCTATGCCGCCCTGACTAAATGTAAGGTCTGTTGCCGTACTTCCAGAAACATCAATACCCGCAGTTTGATTTGCTTCGTCAGCTTCAATCTTTAACATTGGGTTGTTGGTAGCCCCTTCAAGTCTAAATCTAGCTAACTCTAACTCACCCGATGAAACACCTTTAACATGAAGCAAGTTGTCCGGATTGCTAGTACCAATACCCAAAGACTCCGCAGACGCATCCCAGAAGAACTTAGCAGTTGTGCCCGTGTCCTCTCTAAAGCTGATATCGCCTGTTGCATTATCAACATTTAACCGCACTCCAGTTAAAGAATTTGCGTCTGTTTGCGTTCTAATGCTGAAATGTCCGCCACTAACTAAAAGGGCAGAGTTTAAGTCTGTAGAGTCTGACTCCATTAAGTTTAATCGTGGAGTAACAGAGCTTAATGTGGCATCACCATCAACAGTCAAACCATCAGCCGTCAAACCATCAGCCGTCACAGTACCTGTGACGTCAAGACCTGTGGAGGTTACTTTAGCTTTTTCACTATTTTGAATTGAAAAGCGTAAAAATGGACTACCGCTGTTGTAATAACCTTGAACAAACGCATAATCATTATCAGTTGCCGACCCAAAAGCTAACGTTGCGTTGCTTAAATCTGGCGAATGTAGCGTCAATCCAGTCGAGCCAGTACCTGAAACAACGACCTCATCAGCAACACTCGGTCCCGCCCCGGTGCCTGTACCAAAGTGCGCCGTGTCTGCTTCCACCTCTCCCGTTACGTCGATGCCTGTGGAGGTGGTGGATAGTTTGGTACTGGCGGCATAAAATAAATCTGTAGCCCCAGTTTCTCTTGCACGCAATGCGTTATTCCAACCGCCTATACCATCACTGACTTGTATGCGAATGTCATCACCACCACGAATATATAAATCGCCAGTGCCTACTTCATCAATATAGCTATCAGACCCATCGTGGTAAATCTGTAGGTCACTTCCTGCACCGAAGATAGCCTTGTCATTGTCACCAAAGTTAATGTCGGCAGAGGTAGTCATACCGTCTGTGGTGATAACACCTGTAACGTCGATGCCAGAGCCGTTTGCCGTAAGCCTGTCCGTACTGTCAAACCTAAGTGATAAGCCAGCAGCAGAAGACCTTATCTGATTTGTGGAGTCATCGTCCGTAAGGTTAATTGCGGTCATGTCATCAGTTGTGACAAGATTTAGAGCCCCGTTGGTGGTTCCTGAATTGATTGTTGCAGCACCAGTAACGTCAAGCCCTGCTGAATCAAATCTGCCTATTTCTGACCCATTTATTTCAAATCTTAAACCCGTACCACTTGAGTGTATTTTATTAGTTGTGTCATCATCCGTTAAAACTAGCGTTGCAGTATCGTCTGTTGATTGAAAAGTTGCGACTGTATTCAGAGTGCCAGAATTAACAGTAAGCCCATCAGCCGTAACGCTTCCTGTAACATCGATGCCTGCGGAGGTTGTTGCTAGTTTAGTAGAACCACTATAATTAAATCTAGACTCACCTCCAGATATGAAAGCCGCAGCTTCGGTGCCTGAAGAATCCCGCAACACTAAATTTGTTGCTCTTATATTTAGACTTCCTGCTCCCACATCATCAATATAACTAGCTGCACTATCATGATAAATCTGTAAATCATCCCCATCACCAAAGTTAGCTTTATCATTGTCGCCAAAGTTTAAGTCAGCAGAAGTAGTACCACCGTCAAACGTGACCGTTCCTGTTACATCAATACCGGTGGCGGTTGTGTCTAATTTTGTGTCACCGTTATGTCTAAGATTTACTCCTCCTGCATCATTAAAAACAGCGGATAGTGTATTACCAGTATCTCCCCTTATTACCACAGACGAGGAACCGTCTATATATAGATTACCAGTACCCTTATCTTCAATAAAACTATGAGTACCGGAATGATAAATCTCTAAATCACCACCATCACCAAAAAGGGCTTTCTCATTATCCGCCCACACAGTATCCCCAGAACCATAATTGGCTCCGGTTACTTCTATAATAGTATCGGGGGAAGTTCCATCGTCTTTTTTGATATACATCTTACCATCATAGGTATTGATGGCTACCTCACCGAGTTCGAGATTAGATGTAGTGGGGATAGCGCTCGGGGTAGACGAGCGCTTTAATTTGATAGTTTGTGCCATTTGGCCTCCTAAGGCTTGCGTATATACGCGAGGAGTTTAAATTTTAGTAAGTTCCGCCGTCAAGTGCGGTGATTGCTACGTCTCCTGCTGTTACAGTGAATTCAGTAGAATTAAATTTAGCTACACCTAAAGTAGCGGCAGTTGCAGTTGATACTGCAAAGTCTACAGTATTTCCACTATCTGTAACAGTAATATTAGTGTTAGAGCCTCCAGCTACAGCATCTACTATATCTGCATCAGTAGCCATATCATGGTAAGTGGAACCGTCATTAGTAAACTCCCAAAATCCAGTTCCCGCAGTCTCATTCCACCTAAGTAAAACATTATTAGAAGTTCCTCTTTCAATTTCTATACCTGCATTTTCTGTTGGACCTACTTGAGGACTGTCTGCCATATTACTGTTAAGTGTAATAATATTATCGGCTAGTAAAATTTCTTCTGTATTAACAGTGGTAGTTGTACCACTAACGGTTAGATCGCCTTCTATTACGGCGTTACCTGCTATATTAATATCATCAGGTAATCCAATAGTAATTGTTTGTCCACTTGCTGCTGTTACAATTTCATTTGCAGTACCAGAAATTGTAAAAGTTTGAGAATCTAAATCAGTTGAACCAGTTCCTGTATCACCCACAAAATCTAAATCAGCAGCAGTAAGTTGAGTATCAACATATGTTTTAATTGTTAATGCAGTTGCTAGTTGTAAATCATCGGCAGATGCGAAAGTATCGTCTGTTGATATAGAAGTAACTTGTTGCCCAGACCCTCCTGAAGTATCAATACGCAAAGTACCAATATTCATAGAATCAATATGTGAACTAGAATTTACTATTACAGCACTACTAGCTGTTAGAGTTCCGGCAGTATGGTCTAGCATGTCTATATAAAGCTTGCCACCTATTACCTCTACTGCAGAATCATTTGGATTTCCAATAAATAATTTATTAGAATCTGATGAGTAAGCCAACTCCCCTTTAGCTAGAGTAGAAGGGCTTGCCGTGGTTGAGCTTCTATGAATTTGTATTGTTTGAGCCATTCTTAACTCCTATAAGCCTTAAAAGGCTCCCGCGTCTATGTTATCAGAACTGTCGGAATCATCACCTACCATTATATAAACCCATTCGAACGTAGCTGGGCTTACTTCCCTATAGACTTTTAGTTGATTATTTGAAGGGTTATACCAAAGGTCTCCTTCAGATATATTTGACCCTGTCGGGGTAGATGTTGTTCTAAAAAATTGATCTGCTAGCTGCTCTAAAGCGGTCTGCAAATCAGTTGCTGTTATTGTATTATACGGAGTTATATTAACAGAACCTCCCACTAAACCCGTAGAAGAAGCTATCTCAACTCCATTTAGAAAAATTTTATTATTTTGATTGTCTACTAATATAGCCATTAGAAAGACACCTCCGTATACTGAATTTCACCCGTCCATTTAGTAGTATTAGTTGAGGCTGCTGTTACTTCTAATTTTAACGCATCATTAGTATCATCAGCAGTTATATTAACATCAAATCCTGCTGCATCTTCTCCTAAAATAGTTTTTCCTATTCCACCTATAATTTGAGTGGTTGAGGCGTCTCTCTCCAACGCCCCATTCAATTGATAAGCACAAGTATCTCCAGTAGTATTATCTCTACCAGCTACAAGAGCATCGAAAGCTAATACGGAGTTTGCGGTAACGTTTGTTCTGCTTCCTCCGGTTCCTCCGATAAATATTTCAGTGGCGCTAGTACTTGTAGTAGTTCCTGAATATATATTTCTTCCTGCTGAAGATACCACTGTTGAAGCCGTTCCTGAATAGTCCGCTGTTCTTGTAACATCTGCTTTAACCCTTATCCTTCCAATTAATAGTGTAGTAACTTTAGAAGCATTATCTACTTCTTGTAGGTCATAATGATATGTAGCTGGAGCAAGCGTGGTTGTAAGAGACGAAGGTATAATTAAAGTTATTATCCCGTCGGCAGCGTCCGGAGACCCAGCAGCTACGGGACCTACCTGTAATTCTGCTCCTGAATCTGACAAAGACACATTAGATTTTAGAGTAAGCCAATATTGATTATTACTAATATCTATAGCTGTGCCTGACGAGTCTTGAATAATAAATTTTAAAGTCCAAGTATCCCCTCTAGCTTGAGGAACTAAATCTTGTTGACTATATGACATTTACATTGCTCCTTCAATATCTATAGAGGATACCTCTACACTAATTACTTCTATCGTTGCTACTGGGACCGTTTCTATAATATCTACATTAAAAGTACCTTCGTCTAAAGAAATGGCTTCATTTACATAAAATTTTTCTCCAATGTCTCCCCTGAAACCTCTCGTAGCAATTGCTATTCTTCTTTGTACACTCATGATCTTGTTACTGTTGTACTTTCTTGAACTCCATTCTGTGATATAGAAAGTGTAATATCTCCCACAGTTATAGAAGTATCTTTGATAACTTGAGGGTTTGTCGAATCTAGACCTAGCATTTTCCATATTTCTTCTAGTCTAGTTGTGGTCGTAGTCCCGCCCACTAGAGCTGTTTCTGTAATGTTAGATCTAGTCAAAGTAACAGATACCCTAGGAGTAGGATTCACTGGATTTTCTCCAGGTTCTCTTGTATAAATATTTCCTACAACATCTAGTATATAACCATTATAGTTAGTCCAAGGCTGTATTCTCCAGCCATTTTCAAGAAAGTAGGTATCTCCTACAAATGTTTCCGAAGTTATAGGGTCTCCACCTAATGTAGATATGGCGGATAGAAATTTAGTATTATCTATTTGTAAAGACCATTCTTTCCAGTTAGAGTAAACGTCTATTTGAACATCTAAAGTTGTTACACCTTCATTTACTAATATTAGTTTATTAGGTCCATCAAAAGTAACCTTTTGGGCTCCAACAAGCGTAGGGTCCCAATAAGTCCACTCACCATAATTGAAAACTATGTTAGGCATTACTGAATGACCACTTTCCAATTAACTGTAATCATTAGTTTAACCGTAGTATGTAAGGCTGTACGAGTTTTGGCAAAGAAACTCCAAACTAACCTAGAACCCTTAAAACCTTTTATATACCCTGTATTTAAATCATGCGCTGTATATCCTGTAGTATCAAAAGGAGTGGTCAATGCTTCATCTGTGTATAATGCAGCAGTAGTTGAAGAAAGAGGTTTCACATAAAGATATTGACTATGAGCTTCTGTCATACCGCCCAACGAATAAAATTCATACCGTCCGTTATATTCGCTAATATTCTTAGGGAAGGCTGGGTCTCCCTGAGAGGAAGTTTCTCTAAGTAGTAGAACTTCTCCATCTTTAACAGTAATTACTGCGGGACTGGCTTGACTAATAGATTTGACATTATTTATTATAGTCCCTCCATCATCTGCGGAGTTTTTTAATGCACCATATTGAAAGTTATTGTAAGTATCTGTTAAATCTGTTTCGTAACGACCCTTAAACATCTCATTTAAAACCACTTTTCCAGCCTCATATGAAGTACCTGCAGTAGATTGTTCTACAGTAGTCCCCGATATTAATGTAAAATCGTGTCCACTGTGCACAGAAGCCAACTCAGCTTTCAAATCTATTATAGCATCCACACCGTTTAAAGCTGCACTATCAAAAGCATATGCGCTAATAGAGGTGGGTTGATACAACGAATGATTTACATCCCCGTCTGGTAATAGGACTTCAGGGGATAATGAAACTAAATATTGCCACGGATCAGAAACGTTTGCAGTAACAGTATGATGAGTGGTTGCATACGTGGCAGGAGAACCTTTTTCGCTTAAATCAATAGTTGATTCTGTCCATACTGAGGAGCTCCAACTCTCAATAAATAGATTTGAGCTTATACCCGCACCTGTTGCCCCAATAGAATAACAAGTAGGTAAAGATGCTGTTTGGGTCATAGCAGTATCATAATTATTACCATGATAATAGCTATGGCATAATACTCTTTGGCCATCTATGTAAGTACCAAAACGCACCCGTCCAGCTCCATGCCATTGAATATCAATCCACCAGATATTATTATTTGCCAAATCTACAACAGTTTGAGAGTCGCCTAAACCGTCAAGTTTATCCCCGTTCCAAGAAGTGGAAGGAATTATATTCTCAACTTTAGTACCCGTAGTAGAACTTCTAATAATTACATTCAAGGTACCGCCAGAAGATACATTAAACATAAACCCATTAGTAGCATCAAACAACCCCCAAGACCTACTAATATTAGCGGCGGTAGGGTCGTTAATTCGTGCAGTTCCCATATAAAGATGGGAAGAGCCGGGAACATAATGGTGGTATGTATTAGAAGAACATGCGGCAAAACCTGTAGTAGCTGTAAAGTCACTTGCTGCACTATCAATACCTACGCGAATACTTTTCCTAAGAGATTGAAAATCTACATATCCACCATTTAACTTAGTAGGAGAAAAATTATTAGTTAAGATTTCTTCCTGACTAAAAATATAATCCCCTATTTGAGTAGCCCCAGAAATTCTTAATTTACCCCAAGCATCTAACTGAGGTAAACCCTCTGCAAATCTCATATTTGCAGAGCCTGTAATATCTATGTCAAGACCATATTCAGGATTATCATAGCCTACAATATTTTGTCCGGGTATGTATACGTCTACGGGGGTACCATTAACCGTAGCTATAGTTACACCCCCATATTGTATATTTGCATCATTTTCGGGAGAGTATCCTTGGTGCTTTGCTAATTTCTGATAATGAACAGCTAACACACCCGTAGTGGAAGTTTCCTCTACTACTCCATGAACATGAATTGAAAAATCATTATTAGAGTCTATGGACCCTGTTAGATTATAATGTTTCCCAATTTGCCAAACATGATTTGTGTCTTTAGCATCATACCGCACTTCAGCAGTAAATACCATATACACTCTATCCCCAGTACTTTCAGGAGGTATTCTGGTATATCTTCTTTCGCCTGCCATTTATTTACTCCTATTCTTTTGCTTTTTGCAATTAATCTATATCAACATATAGTTTTGATAATTCATTTCGTAAGAGATTATAGCTCTTCATAACCTCCATAGGGTTTACCCCTTCAATATTTTGGGGTAGCGTTTTGTTAATAAAATCTTCAAAAAATGCTACAGCCTCATCTAATTCTTTCTTTTTTTCTTTATCTGTCATTTTGTTCCTTAAAGGGGGGTCGCCCCCCCTATAAATTATGCCGGATTACTATAGTTTCTTTCCAGAGGAGCAACCATAGAAAATGTCGCACCTGTGCTTGTAATGTCACCCGTAGTAGTTACATATTGTCCCGTTTCTAATCCAATAGAAACAATAGTAATATTTACATCTGCAGCACTACTGCCTGTTGCCCTACCGTTAGTAGCGTCTGCTGTGTATGCATAGTTAAATGCATATTCTCCATCATTAGGTACATTATCACTAACATCAGAGCCTACATCAAAAGTGTTGCCGCCTGAGGTTCTCTTAACAACAAGAGCTCTGGGAGTACCGAAATCTCTAGTGCCTGACCCTGTATCTGTCCCTGTCGTATAATATACTTTAAATATTGAATCAGTATCCAAATACAAGTTATTATTAAAGTTGATAGTAACAGAAACAACTGTAGGCGCAAGATGAGATGCATTCACAAAGTCATTATACTGTACATTGTTTACATCTGAATCTGAAATATCATCAAGAACAACAGCAAAGGGAATAGTTGTATCTGAATAAGTATGTAGTGTAGATCCTACAAAAAATACCAAAGTATCTGCTATTTTTCCTTTACGGTTAGTGTTAGTTCCTGCATTAATATCTGTGGTCTGACGAAGCAAGTATTGAGCATACTCGTATGCAACTTCTTTTGTTGCCCCAGGAGTTGCTCCTCCATTATTCAAATCATATACACAAGAATAGGCTGACCAAGTATCATCTTGTTCAATATCTCTCTGACCGTCAGTCCATAAAGTCCAAGTATTGTTAACAGTATCTGCAGCAAGGTTAGCTCCCGTTGAGTCACCTGAAGTTGCATTAAGATAGTACCATCTAGCTCCATCTGCGTTACTTGAAGAATTTCCTACATCGAATACAACATCTCCTAAAGTGTATGTGGTAGCCGTAGTCCAATTTCCCTTAATATCAACATCTCCGGATAAGGTATCGGGATTATCTAGATATGTAACATCCATAGCATCTACATATCGCAGCTTTAAAGTACCAGTACTTACAGTGCCTGCACTTGTAGTGTCGGTGATTGTTATAGTATCGTTATCAGTTACACTTGCTACAACATAGTTTCCATTGTATCCAGTGGCGCCCGAAACAGTAATTGGTGCTCCCTCATATAAACCATGCACAGAACTAGTATCGACCGTGATTGTGGTTCCATCACCTGCAATACTGCTAATAGTGGAACCGGTAATTGCCGCATCATCTGTAGTATTAATATTAAGATCGTCAGCATTTGTAATTGGGAAACGATACACGATATATGTAGTAGAAGTTACACCAATATCCGCTAAGTCAGCATCAGCATAAGTCTTTTTTCTCGTTCTTACAAAAGCTTTGAAATAATCTGACCGATCAAAACCAACCTGATCAACAGTTAAATCGCTTTGATCAGAAGCCCCAGAAGGTAAAGTGTCTCGAATAGTAAAAGTATTAGCGGTAACACTGTCAATAGTATAAAATCCATCAATATCAGAATCTGTTGCAGAAGCCAATTTAACTACATCTCCTGCCTCGAGTCCGTGTGCAGTTGAACTAACTATTTTTGTACTTACAACAATAGAAGCGCTTGTAATTCCTGTAATTAATGCACTTCCTATAAAATCATCAGCAGCAGTATCACCTCCGGCTGTTGCATCAATGTTACCATAAAATTGAATAGCTTCATTTACAGCATCAGTATATTCAGTATTTGCCAGAGTAGCTTCAAAACCTGAATCTTGAGCGTAGTAAATTTGATCTGTGGCTCCAAGAGTTCCCAGAGATACAAAACCGTAATATTTTCTTGAAACCGTACCGTCAGTTTCTACTTCAGACCAGCCTGCAGTTCTGATCATTTTACGAGTATTCAGGTCTGTAGTATCATCCATTTTCCATCCATTAATAAATTCGAACTGTTCGTTCGTTATGGAAAGCATTGGAAATTCATATTGAGGTAAGTCGGCTTCATTCTTCCATCGGTCCTTAAAGAAAGAATAAAGAGCTTGTCCTGTTACTCCATCTCCTGCGGTTGAAAAGTTTCCTGCTTCTTTAAAGTAAAATACTTTTGTATCTGCATTAATATAAACTTCGCTAGATTCAAATATACCCGACCCGACATTGCTCCAACTTGTGGTAATATCTGTCGGATCTGTAATAGGTGTATTAATAGATGCCATTTTAAAAGGTCCTATATCTGTAGGCTACCCCACAGCTTTGGTCTAAAAAGACCGTTATGGATTACTATAATTTCGATCAGCTACTTGCGACACAAACAGAGTTTGCCCTGAAGATGGTAGCGAAAGATTCTGACTAAAATGAATGTAATCTAAATTCATCACGACAATTCGTGAGTCAATGGGTGCATCGGATTGATCGTAATTATACTCTACAACAAATCTTCCTGCGTTATTTGGGTCTGAAGAAACGGTTACACCACTCACCCCACTTGGGATAGTGCCTACCGATTCTACTCCTGCTAATTCAGTATTCGGACTAGTACTTCTATCTATTATTCTTACTTCCGAAGTGTCTATAATGTTTTCAATAGTTAGAGTGGCGCTTGCTATAACGGCTACAGCGCCACTACCTTCATTTCTATAAGACGGTATCGTAACACCACCAATAACGTTAATAGTCAAAGTTTGACTTGCTGACACGTTACACAAAATTACTTCGGAATCACCTGATGTAGATGCTGTGCCATCTACATTCGTGCCTGAGTATGTTGTAGCATCATACGTATTTGTCCAATCAATAGAAGTACTCGTTGTAACATCACCAATGTCGATCGCGTGAGATGTGCCATCGCCGACAAAATTACAGCTGTCAATATCATTAGCCGTTGTGGTAGTCGAAAGCAGTGCTACATCGGCGGTTGAAGCTTCAAAAGAACAACTGACAAAACTAGCACCTCCTTGAGTTACTTGATCACATCGTCTAAATGTCGTATCTTGAAGATCGCCGTTACTCTGAAAGATAAATGTTCCTATATCGTTAAAAGAACATCCAGTCATAACAACAGTAGCATTGTCAATCATTTCGAAATTGCCACGAGGCTGAGCTGGAGCATATATAGCATTTATATTATCGCTTCTAAAAACAAGGTTGACAATAGTATTTATAAATTTAGCTGTACTGCTAGCATTGCGAATTTCAATTCTGTTAAAATCAGTGTAAGTAAGAAATTCATCTCTTATGCTAATACTGCTATTGTAATCTTCAAAATAAGTAGAAGTTGAAGACGTGCCTATTGACCACACCCCTCGAAGAATATAACCGTTACTTTCTAAACTCGGTTCACAAATTCCGAATTTGTGGTAGCCTCCATCGACTGCTGCGCCGTTGGCGGGAGTTGCTCCTGCATTATAGTCATCGTATTCGGACATCTGAAAAAAGTTTGCTGCTGAAGAATTTTCCGGATCAAGCGCCAATACGCTAGTGTTAGTTCCTCCAGTTACATTTAGCTGCATTCGTCCGAATCTGGCACAATCAAGAGCCGCCAAAGGATCACGTCGTAAAGCAAAACCTAGAGTTGAGTGGGTCCATCCTACATACTGCGGTTCTCTTCCTGCCGATCCAAGTGTTGCCACAGAAAGGTTTGAGTCTGCGCCCGTTGGAGTATTTCTCAAATCTACAACGTATAACTGCCAGCCACCTTTCACGTTGACATTATTACCGTCCACTCTGTATGTATTGATATTTGAGGTGCCGTTTAATCCCCCATCTGCAACTACTACTTGTATACCTGCCCAGTTCGCTGCAGCAAACTCTACTCCGTGATTAGGAAAAAATGGAATAAACGCCCATATTTGTAGTACATATCCTGCTACATCAGTGACAGCACTAGCTCCAGTAGTGCTTGTATCTATAAGCAGCGCGCTTTCCCTATTTGCCCTTCTGTTTGTGTTCACAGAAAGGGCATAAAGACCTTGATAATTGATTTCATTATCAGCGTCGTTATTTGTAGATGAAACGGCATCTGCATATTTATTACTAAGGTTGACAGCCGCGTTAGCTCCTCCATTGCCGTCAGTTAGTGTCGTGTTATTAATTATAGCGTAAGTGCCGGCCATTAGGAAGTACTACGAGTAATGTCCTTCACCACTTTTACTTTTCCTATAAGCAATGTTTGAACACTTCCTGAGCCATCTACCTGTTGAACATCATAATTATACGTGCCAGGAGTAAGACCGTCTGTTAAAGTTTTCGAAGCAGTAATATATACAATACCTTGACTAGCTTCTGTAGGGCTTGTTGCTATACTAGGAGTAGCGGTTACTTGTAACGCTCCGGGGTCCTCATCATCTATACTTGATTTTAAAGTAAACCAAAGGGTATATCCTGTAATATCAAGCACAGAGCCGTCTGACGTTAATACAAGTTTTAACGTCCAGTCGTCTCCTCTTACCAGAGGGGATAGATCGCGCTGGGTGTATGACATAGAACTTTACTTCCGGAAACCCTGTTTCTTTTATGTGAAACTTTGAGATTATGAAAAAATTATACCAACTGAATAGCCTAATGTCAAGAATTATTTTTTCGAGGTCTTTTCTTTTTATTTAATTAGTTAGTCATTGAACCAACCACTGATAGCTATCCTTGAGTGTGGAGCAAAAGAACTAACTTGACTTACAAAATGATTTTTCCCTATATTATTTAATTCTATTAGTATTAAGGAATTAAATTCTGGAAAAATAGTATTAAAAAGCCCATTTTCTTTTTCTATACTTAGTAGTCCTCCGTATTCTGGTCTCCATGTGGGAGTTAAATTAAATATAAAAGCAACACCCCTTTTTTGATCTTTATGCATATTTAAAAAATCTCCCACAGAGTAACAACTAATAAAAGCTTCAAATAGAGAGGGTTTTTCTAATAATGTTTCTTTAACTAAAGTATCTATAAATTCAGTATTTAAATAGTCAGCGTAGAATTCACATAAAAAACAAGAACAATTTTTCACATGAGGAACGCTTCTTCTAAATTTATAACTGTATAAGCCACTATCTAAACTTTTATGTAAATCTGCCTCTAAATGTTCTTTTAAATATTTAGAATCTTTTTGATTTTCAATATGATATTCGGTTCTTTCTCCCATTTTATAGGCATATCGCCACCAAGTAGGGTTCATATTATAAATGTTTTTAGAAAGCTCTTCTGCTTTTTCCTTGGGGAAAAAATCCCTCAAAATTATTGTTCTCATTTTTAGTCACTTATTACAATTCGTTTATTGTCTCCGTCAAATACTATATTACCGCCTTTCACCATTCTTTCATATTCTGTAAAAACAGCAGTACCCGAACTACTACCCGCTGTCAGTAAAAAAGTTCTATCAGTAGGAATATGCCAAACTATATCCTTATCTACTATAGGAGGAGATTTCAAAGCATCTATAAGATTCCACATAGAGGATGGAGATGGACCATCAACATTGGGGTTAGTTCCTGTAGTTGAAAAGGCTATAGTAGCTCCGGGATTTCCATCTGCTCCGGTAGCTCCTGGTTGTCCTTGTGGTCCGTCAGGACCAGAAGGTCCTGCATCTCCTTCAGGTCCTATAGTTCCTTGGATACCTTGAGGTCCTGTGTTTCCTGTAGGTCCTTCAGGCCCCGGAGGTCCCTGAATACCTTGAGTTCCAGTAGGTCCTGCGTCTCCTTGAGGTCCTTGAGTTCCAGTAGGTCCTGCGTCTCCTTGAGGTCCTTGAGTTCCAACAGGTCCT